TCCTTCATGTTTCGCGGCATGATGGCAGAACTCCAGTTCCTGTACAGTTTTACCTAATCCGAAACTCTCGAAGAGAGCTCTTCTGCCACCCCGCAGCGCCCAGCGCACTGCGTCTCTCTGGTGCGGTTTCAGCGCTTGATTGATATCTTCTTCCGGAACGGAAAAGCCGCTCACCGGAGCTGTCTCGATTTTTGATTTCAGAAATTCCAAGTATTTGCTGTTCATCTTGTCTCCTATACAAGCACAGTGTCATCCAAGACCTGCGCATTGTTTGTGATTTTAACTGTCATATCGTCTGTCAGCGTAATAATGACTTCCGCTTTAGATGCTGCAAATGGCAATAAGGCAGATTTATACTCTTTACAGACCATCCGTTTCCCATCTTCCATTGTGAACTTGTTCCCGCTTGAATCCTTGTACACGCAATCTGGATTGCACGTTGCGAGTTTTGCGTATCTTCCGATAAATGTCGGGGACATCTCTGCATACTTCGGGTACTCTTTCACGAAACGGTCATATTCCACTGGAAACAGTCTTTTGAATTGGTGCAGGAAATTCGGTACGGTTTCATCCGCATATTTCGTGACAATATCTCCGCACATATTTCGTGGGTTATAGCCAAGTACGTTGTCCAAATTGTCCGGTGTCAGCATTGGCCTGTCCACTAGTAAATGTTGATTTGTGAATATCGCCGTTGATGCGTTCAGTCGTCTTCCGTCCAATTTGAGGTCAACGTAAGGAAGATTCAGATACGCCATATCTCCAATGCGAATTACATACCAATAGGATGGGTATCTGAGTTTACGATATTCTGGCGAATGCCGCGCTGCGTCTGTCACAGTGTCATAGCGTTTGCTCTGCTTTGTGCCGCCATCCACTTTTTCAACTCTGCCAAGTTCACACCGTCGGTTGAACGGTATGGTAACGTTCAGGCATTTTCCCTCGTGGTATGCGGAGCATTCCTGCGCGTGATCGCAGTAAATATATTCTGCCCGAAGCCGGTTCTTTCGTTTTCCTTCTCCATATAAAGCAACGTTTATGAGCGGCATTTATTGTCCTCCTTTTCCAAGAGAGCAGAACCCATCCTCCGGCATATTAAGGCCGGTCGCGTCACGAAAGCCGCACCTAACATATGTCCCACACCACGAAATTTCTGCCCGGCGGCCATCACAGTCCCTGCAGCGTGTAACCTGTACTGCGTCCACTGCCGGCAGTCGGCTGATCTCAGCAAATGCCGCAGCATAGTCTCCGGATGTCCGGCGCACGATTTCGAGCGCGTCTTCCCTGTAAATCAGCTGCTTGTCCATCATGCTTCACCGTCCTTGATTTCGGCCAGCCAAAAATCACGGCGACATTTTCTGCATTCTTCCTCGTCTCTCACAAGGCAGCAGAGAGCATCGTCGTCTTTATTGTGACATCTTTTATCTACGACGATCGGACAAATAGGGGACATCCCGTCAATTTCAATTCTCGCATTCGGGAACATCTTCAAAAACTCGCTCTGCCTCGTTTTAACAGGATGTTCTTTTGACCATTGCTCAACGATAGGAACCAAATCAATAGCCTTTGCACATAATGTTGCGCAATATGCAACTTTGTTTCCAGGGCAGTTCATGCACCTACTCATATAAAAATTGCACATCCTAGTTCGTTCTTTTAAAAATTCAACAGCATCCATATCTCCGTCCTCCAATTATGCTTCTTCGTCCTTGATTTCGGCCAACCAAAAATCACGGCGGCAATCAGGGCAGAATGTAACAGTTTTTGTGCATCGACCAGTAGTTTCATCGCGACACAATGGCTCAAGCTTATTAGGGCAAATCTCAAGAACGCCCTCATAAAGCCTAGCATCCGGCCACTGCTTCAAAAACTCACTCTGCCTCGTTTTAACAGGATGTTCTTTTGCCCACTTCTCGACCGCAGCAACACATTCCTCTGCGTTGTTGGTGAGATCGTTCATATGGCATCCGCGTCCAATATCGTCAAGTGGACAGCCTACACACGGTTTTCCCGTGATGTTGTTCTTAGAATCAAAAGAATCGCACATTCTCTCATATGCTTTGAAATACGCCACAGCATCCATTTTCTGTCCTCCTACATCCAGACCATATCGCATTTGTTGTCCACGCAGTCCTGCAAGATTGCCTTGAAGTCTCGGAACATTGCGCAGTCGCTTCGGCCGGCATAGCCGTAGCAGATGTTATCGTCGTAGTCCCCGATGACCTTCAGGATTTCCTTGCAGGCTCCGTAGCGGATTTTCCCATCGCAGTCGTCTTCAAGCAGAAAATTCACAACTTTCACCGGAATGTTGTTTTCCGTAATTAGCCTGATTGCTTCCGTGTCCCATTCCGTATAGAACTTCTTTTCCTCATCCGGTCGCATGAGAGGCAGCGCATCGTATAATTTCTTGTAGTGGCTGTAGAACGGCCCTCCCATGAGTTCGGACACTTTGTTCCGCAGCCGCATGAATCCGCTATACCCGAGGTCAATGTCCCGACCGGTTTTCTTGCATTTAATCGTTACGCCCATTTTCACGTTACTCCTTTGGATCTCCGTAGTTGCAGAACCCGTCTGGCACTGGATCATCTAGGCCGCGCCTATTCGCGCAGTACGGGTCATTTTCGTTGTTCCGGTGGAAATCTTTGCAGTCCTTGCACCGCGTTACCTTGACGGCATCAACGGTCGGCGCATTATCAATCGCATTATGAATAAGCCGGATTGCCGTGCCGCCAGTTACGCCCCATTGCTCATCTGATCGTTCATATGGCTTGACGTGTTCATGCACCCAATCTGCGTCGATCAACCGCATTACCTGCACCTCCAATCCATCAGCGCTCCACAGTGTTCGCAGCGCGGCGGAAGTGTAATGTACTTCTGCTCGATTGACTTATGACACTCGCTGCAGTCGTACACTGGAGCAAAGTCAGTCGAGAGGAGTTCATTTTTGATCCATTTCCCATGCACAACTGGAACGGCCTCTACCGTTGGCTGCTTGTCGATCAGTTCCGCCATCCACTGGACGCCTGCATCGAATGTGTCCTCCCGGCCTTCTGTTTCTTTGTAGCTGATTACTTCCAGCTTATCTGCGTCAATCAGGCGCACTCTCGTCACCTCCGTCGCTATTGGGAACGCTTGTATTCCATCATCGTGAATATCGCAAAAAGCGCGATCCACCAATGCCCGAACCGGTCGGCCAGCCAACACCAGCACATAACATTGATGATGTTATAAGTGATACAAACTATCATTCGCTACATCCGTCCTCCATTTTCGCACCGCAATGGCAGTACGGTTCTTTCTGCTTGCATGTTCTTCCGCATCGGTCGCACCTATACACCACATAATCGTGCAAAATAGGTTCGCCGACATCGTCATACTCAACAGGCAAAAGCGTCTGTCTCTTTTCTTCCAGCCACCGTCCATGCACCACCGGCACAACGTTGGCGGCGGGCTGGCGCAGCAGGAGCGTTTTCACCCGTTGGGGTGTCCAGTTCTGGTTGGCATTGTTGCATTCCTCAAAGTCTTTCAGCGCATCAGTTCTGCTGATAAATTCTTCAGTCGCAACGTTTTCCATCGTCAAACTCCCTCCAAGTGTGATACAGTGCCCATGCCAGCGGATCACGGACGAACGGCATCTTTTTTGCTTCCGCGTATTTCTTATCAAGTATGCTCATGGCCTTCTTCCACGCGCGATCTCCTATGTGCAGTTCGGCTGGGAAGTATATCCTTTCCAGTCTGTCGATGTCCCCGACGTGCAAGTGAGCAGTCCCGCGCTCGTCAAAGAGCGCGTAGACGTCCTTGTCTTTGATGTAACCGGCCATTTCAAAGTTCCCCCTCTGGTACCCCGAACATCTCTATGATCTTTTTCATGACCTCATCGATTTCCGGCTTGCCATCATTCAAATAACCTACAATGGAATAATTGGACGTTGGCTGGAGATTCCAGTTGTTCATTACTGCATAATCGGCAATATCCTTGAGCAGCGTGTTCAGGTCCTCCATTGTGGATCGGTATTTGGAATACGATTCGCGCGCCGTTTGCAGTTTGTTCTTGACCGCTTCGAAAAGAACTTCATTTACAGAGCGAGACATACTGTGTTCATCCTTCCATCAGTGGTGTGTCCTCAAATTCCATTTTTCGATTGCTGCTGGCCGTTCGTCTTTCACGACTTTCACTTCTCCATAGTCTGAAAATTCAACTTCTACCGTGTAATCGTTCTTTGGAGTTCCGACGCCGCACTTTGTGCAATGGATTCCAAACTGCCAGCCGCGCCGTGTTCCGAACTCAAAACTTGCTTTTCTGAAGAATTTTGCTTCACCTCCGCAGAACGGGCATGGTTTAAGGTTCGTCATTTCCATTCACTTCCTTTCTCGCTTTTACAATTTCCCGCCTGGAGCTGCGCCACATCATCAGGAGCATTTCCTGGAGCGGCCTTTTTCTGTCGATGCGGCGAACACGCTGCACCACTTTCAGAATGTACGGCAGGAATTTATAACTCAGCTTTTCCGGGCACAGAACGCCAACGCTGTATGGCAGTTCGTCCCGAACCTTTTCGTAGACTTCCAGCGGCATGACGTAGTAGTTGAAATCCCCGATCAGATTGTGACCGTTCTTCGAGTGGAAGTCTTCGACGGAGGACTTGATCTCGTAGCAGTACACATCGCCCTTCTCGATGCCGGACACGCTATTATTGACCGGCTTGAACTGCATATAGTCCACGCGAATTGGAGAAACGCTGCCGTAGTCAAACGTGACTTCCTTGGCCCAATAGACGCGCGGGTCGTTCTTCGGGTCAATATGTTCTTCCAGCAGTTTTGAAAGCCACTTCGTCGTTTCTGGTCTGTTCATTGTTTGTCGGTGTCACCGGCCTTTCTTGCATATCTTTTCTCCACGGCTCATATTTGGGCTGCGTAGTGTTTGATGTATATGTCGATGCCGCAGCTTCGCAATGAGAACACTCCCCGTCGCAATATTCATATCCCGCGCCGCACGGGTGGAGCGCGTAATCACTTCTGAGATATGTCCGCATTTGCTGCCTCTCTTTCTATCCTTTCGCAGAGTTCATCTGCGATGTTATACCCGTACATCAGCTCTTCGAATCCGCATCCGGAACCATCACTGAGCGCGTCGACATCAACTCCGTGACGTTCCAGCCACTCAGCCACCTTCCGGTTGAGCTCTGCAGCTTTGTAGGAATAGTGTGCGGTAAGCACCATCCACTCGTAGATATACTTTGGTATTTTCAATGCCTTCGCTCCCTGTCATCCCCTCTCGCAGCATGAAGAAAAGTCTCCAAAGTATCGGATGCCTTTTGATTTTCTCATAAAGCATCAAAGCAGCTTCCGCATTCACACTTTCCCAATTTCCGGTGTCTATGATATATCCACCATCTGGGATTAAAAGCCGCTGCATCAAAATCGAAAAATCAAATCCATCCAGCCATCCTTGAGATTTTGCCTTTTCAAGAATGTCGTTTATCCTGTCGATATTTCGTTCTTCCATTACTTGCCCTCCATTTCCTGCAGCGCCGCCTCGCGGCTGATGTATTCGTCAAGCATGGTTTACCTCTCTCAACCAAAGTTCACTTGCCTTCATCTCTCCCGCATGGAATGCAGATTCCTTTGTTATTCCGCCCTCTTCCATTTTCTTCCGCAGCAGCTTCGCGTGCAGGGTGATCGTCAGCGTATCCTCTACCACACCGGCGTTTGTCTTCCAGCGCGGCTTTGCTGTCAGCCCCCAGTTTGCATGGTTTCGGCTCGTGCCGATGGACATAAGTATCTTTCTTGCACGTTTTCTGGTCATGACTTGCCCTCCATTTCCTGCAAAGCATTTTCGGCCTCCTCGCGGGTGAGAAATACGGTCTTGCCGAGTTGCGGAATATCGTCCCACCACAGTTCTGTCTCTCCTACAACATCAGCCCCATCAAATGCTCGGCGTAGTATATACACCGTATCCCCCACCTTGCACGGCAGCACCACCACGCGCCCGTCCTCGTCTGCCTCGGCCAGCTCGCGGAGGCGATTTGGGCTTTTTCCTTTGGCTCCATCCAGTGTCCCGACATAATACGCCATACTGCTTTTAATCGTCTCGTAGCACTCACAGCCAGTGGCGCTACGCTGTGCCATCGGCTCGCCGCATTGTCTGGAGCACGCAAAAAAATGGATGCACTCTTCACAGGCTCTTTCAAGATTTTCTTTAGGTGGCATTATTCTCCTTCCTCCCGCTCAAAGCGGATTTTCATTTGTGCTGGGCAAAGGTCGACCTCTGGGCGGCGCTTGCCTGTCCAGCGAAGCCCGCCGGCCTGTCCGACGCACTTCCATCCAGCCGCCTTGAGGCTTGTCCCCGACTCTGTATCGAGGATATATGTAATCAGTTTGTGATAGCCCATCGCACGGGCGGCTCTCCACGCAGCTGCATATAGCATGCTGCACGCATTCCGCGTGCCGTCCGTGCAGCAGCGGTTTACCTCAAGCGTCCATCCATCATCCAGATACCGTGCAACGGGTCTCCCGACGATCGCCACGCCTACGATTTTCTCTCCGTCTGTGCAGCCGATGGAAAATTTATGTCCAACGACCGGCTTATGATGGCGGTGATGCTCTGCCACAAACGCGTTTGCTTCTGCCAGCGATACTGGGCAAATATCAAGCATCTGTCTTGCCTCCTTCCTCCACGCTGATCCACTGCGGCACATTCTCCCGCAGCGCCGCGTTCTCTGCGGTCAGGCGCTCGATGAGGTCGAGCGCGTATTTGCACAACGTCTCAACGCAAGCAATCTTGCCGTATAACTGGCAGTCTTTGCACTCGCCCTCTGCGCAGCACCGCAGCGCCTGCACGGTTTCCTTTCCTTTCATATATCCTCCATTCCTTCAAGAACCATTTGTCCCGGCAGCACGCCGTCCTCCAGACTCCAGTGCAGGACGTCTTCGCCGGTCTGCCAATCGCACGGCAGGCCGCGGCTGCGGCGCTCCTCGATCATCCGGCCATAAGCCCGGATGTAGGCATCCCGGTATCCGGGGTAGCGCGCGAGCTGCACCTTCCGGTGCTTGCCCGCCATCGGGCAATTGATGCAGCCCACGCGATCTTCGCCGCAGGCGTAAAGCGGATTCATACAGATCTTTTCTGCTGCGCAGTAATCCCAGATGGATTCGGTCGGCCAATCGATAATCGGATTGACCGTTCGGGTCCCCTTGAGCTGGCAATTTTCTATCAGCATCCGGCTTTCGTCATTGTCGTTCATCAGTGTCAGCCGCTTGGATTTATCCCTGTGCAGGGCCTCCATGACGCCTCTGGACTTGCGCTTTTGCGATTCGGCCCAGCGGACGCCGGTCGCGATCCACCTGCCACGTCCGCTGGTCTCTTTGAGCGCCGCGCAGCAGTAGCGCCAAATGCGTGTCGGCGGCACCAGCTTCAGCGGGATTAGTCGCCACATGGTCATGTACGTCCCATCCGGCTGCTTGTGCTTATCGATATCGCACGGTACGCCCGCCAGCTCCAGCCTTCGGAATGTTTCCCGCACATGCCAGACGGTCTCCGGCGCATCAGCTGTCGTCAGCGAGTGCAGCGCCTCATACGGGATTCCTGCCGCGCCCGCCAGATGCAGCAGAACGTCAGAGTCCTTGCCGCCCGAGTACGTAATCACAAGTGGCTGCTTGTACAGGCGCAGGCTCATATCCGAGGCCATTTTCAGCCGTTCAATCGCTGTTTGCTCTAAGTCCATCAGTATCCCTCCAATTCAATCCGTATCATTGCGCTTCCGGAAACAGATCTGCTTCCCAAGCGCGAAAATGTCGGATTCGGCCACTTCATCCGACCAGCAGAATGGCAGGCCAAGTTCGTATGCCGTCATCGTTCCGAAGAAAGCACACTCCCGGCAATCTGCCCCAGGTACTTGCTTCAGCAATTCCGGGACCCTGTAGATCTCGACATCCCGGATTTCTCTATCAATCATCAGCTTCTGTGTCTCATAGCGCTTTTTTATTCCATTCATGTTGCCTCTCCGATTGAAAGCTGGTTCTGCCGGTAGCATTGGAATAGCGTCTGACCCTTATCGTTGAGCATATACGGAAGGAAGATCTCATCCATCTGCACCATCTCGGATTCCAGAATCGCCATCTGCGCAGCTACCCAGTCCTTCACGATGCGCCAAGCGACACGCTCGGCCTGATCGCGGTCGCATTTGACTTTCTGCTTTGTAAGTACATTCCACACTGCGTCGACGTTTGCTGGCAATTTGACTCCGCGCGGGCCATTCGGTGTATCAATCAGGAAGGACAGTGCTGTGATATGCCCGTCATTGTCGTAATCCTGCATGATTTTCTTCGCACCATGTTTGACGAGCTGCCCCTGAATCTCACCAAGCGTCGCAAACACATCGACCTTCGTCGTGTAATTCATGATGGGCATGGTTTAATCCTCCCCGGCCGCAATAGGAAGTGGCATCCAGTGGGTGACATAATATCCGGTGAGTGGATCATCTTCGATTCCCAGAAGAGCATTGGCAAGGACTTCACTTTCTTTATCTCTTCCGATGTGCCATATCTTTTGTTCGGTGTCAAAAACTGCGGGCGAAACGAACTTCCTGTCATACGGTTCATCTGTGAATGGATTACTTACTGACTCCATGACAGTAACAGTGCAGCTCACCCACCCATATGCAGTTTTAGCCTTCGGAAGGTCGTCTTTGACACTGATCCACGCCGGCATGTGGTTCAGCAACTCGTTATATGCCGTTGTTAAGGCACCTAACGATTTGTCTAGTTCCGCATTATTAGCCGCAAGCCTCCCAATTTCATTGGCTGCAGCTACTGCCAGCGAGCCGCCATGCCGCCTAAGTTCCTGCAAAATCTTTTGTTGTGTCATTTTTCAGTTCCTTTCATCAATTTCGTTCACGATGATATAGTTGACAATGGCATCTACGCACTCCAACACCACCCTCGATGCCGGCGTACTGTTCCATGTTTTTGCTGGAAACCATGTAGGGTTCAGCCCCGCATATTGAAAAATCTGTTTACTCAACGTTTCTGCCTCATCTGCGCTCAACTTCTCCACTTCATATTGAAGTGGGAACCGGCGAACCAGCGCCGGGTCAAGTTTGTCAAACCGATTTGTGGTTCCGATGACAATAACGTTGTTTGGCAGCCGGTCCATCTCCTGCATAAGTGCAATGACGACTCTATTCATTTCTCCGACATCTTGATCTTGCCCACGTGCCAAACCTATGGCGTCGATTTCGTCGAAGCAAAGGACACACGGAGCAGATTTCGCATAATCAAATACCTTCGCGACGTTAGATTGCGTAGATCCCAAATGGGAATCTACCAAAGATGAAAATCGTACATAAACAAACGGCAGTTTTGCCTTATGTGCAATATATCGAGCCAGCTCCGTTTTTCCGCATCCGCTCTTTCCGTGAAGGATAAGAGCAGGCAAATAAGATAAACCCATTCGAGAGAGTTTGTCCGCTGCCCGATATACATTCAGCAGTTTCTCGGTGATTACTTTTTCACCGTCTCGCAGAAAATATTTCCGTTCGGGGAAGATTTCTGAGTCTTCTGCTTCCAGAAGTCCTTTCAGATTGGGCGGCAGTTCTAAAAAGTTTTTCTGCGCCTCTAATCTGCGTAACATTTCCGCCCGGAATCGCTCGTCTTTTTGAGTTTTCGTTTCTTCCAGAATGATTTTTGCCTGTTGCCTTGCGTGTTTGATATCACCATCGCAAACGTAACGTAGCAGGATTTTTTCACGATCTGTCATTTATACCTCTTCTCCCATTCCAATCCTCCAAACATAGTCATTTGCTCCATGTCCGGTTTCTTTTTCTGCGCCGCCCTCCGTTTCTCAACCGGCCTGTATTCCCGTTCTGGGTTAAGAACGTCTATCGAGCAAAATTCGAAGTGCGGGCAGCGGTTCATCCGCGTTATCTGACGGTCAGTTCGAATTTCGTCTTTTGGCTCGCACCAAATCATGTCATCACCTTGAAGATAAGCATTTACGCAGTAGCGACAGTATTGCTTCATGGATTCTCCTCTCGCATTTTAGGTCTCTCTAACGGTTTAAAAATTGTAGGTTGGTGCGATTTACGCCCGTTTTCTGCACTCCACACACACCACATCACGTCCATAAGTGGTGCGCCTCCGTGTTCTTCCTTGAAGTAGAAGTTCGGCCTCCATGTAAGCGGCAGCACATAATCCGGTCGTACCTCTCGGAACAATCTCAGCCTTTTTGATGCGTGCCAATATTGTGATTTCAACAGCATGGCGAACGGATGAACAAGCTCGTTTGCGTGGCGAATAAACTGCTCCGAAAGCGCAAACGGCGGATTTGTAATAATCCAGTCACACGGCAGCCATAGATCTGCGTTAGGTGGACCATCGACTGCTAAGAAATCTGTACCTGTCATAATGTCAGATTCATAAACCGTATGCCCATGCGTCGAAATTTGCCTCGCCATATCACCTTCACCAGCTGCAGGGTCCCAAACACGGAAAAATGACGGAATATCTAGGAACCGTAAAAGTGCTTCTGTGACATCTGGTGGGGTAGGATAAAGATCTGTCGGGCGGCGATCTCGTTCACCATTCCCACCGATCATCTGCGTCGCTCGTAAGCTCTCCATAGCTGCACCCCGTCACTTGAAAATGACCATTGCGGAGAAGAATTGTGACCAGCCGTATCCAGTTTTTGTAGCGCAGTGCTGATATTGGATTTCGACTTCCTCATTGTTGTAGCCCTCAAGCACTGCATTTAACTCACTTGTAAGTTCCCTCTCATCGCTTGCAGCAAAAATTTCAACTCTCATTTTTTCTCCTTTTTGTTCAGCAGATAATCGGCGCGTAGCGCCCGCGCAAATCCGGTATCCAGGGACTTCCCGTTGTGTGTCGGTGTCTTATCCAGCGCCGAGCGGCAGAGCTCTAGGCATCGCTCGCAGACTGCGTAACCGTATGCAGGAGGATTTTTGCCGCACTTCTTACAGAGTGAGACACCATCCATAAGGATTCTTGGTGTCGTTCCGTTGCGGTAGTGGGAAGCATTCGCGGCCCGGCGCTGCCTCGCTGCGCATTCTGAGCAGGTCCTATAACCTGGGCGCGGCTTTCGCTTTCCGCAAAGCGTACACAAACCAGCAGCAGCACGTTTCTTTGCCGTCTCGGCCGCTTTGGCAGACTGTTTTGCAAGCCTTTCCTTCGACGGCCGGTAGTGGCTGGCGAATGAGTCGTTAATGCAGTCCGGATATGGACATGTGAAGCAGTCGCTCCGTTTACATTTCATCTATTTTCACCCTTAGTATCACGGCGACGCACTTCCATAACGGGATGCCAACAGGTTCGTTACTCCACACGGGGAATCGCATAACGGTAAGTCCTCGGCAGATGGGTTCTGGAACCACACACAAATGTGCCTGAATTTCAATCCACTCTGTTCCACCTTCGTTCTTTGAGACGAGCACCCAATCTTCTGGGAGATCATCGTTCAATGTGCAGTCCATCGTCACCTCTGTTAAATCGCCATTGTTCAAGTCCACGCTGGAATTGATCTCAGAAAAAACGAGTGCAGTGAACTGCGACGCTATCTTACGTCCAGTCTGGATATCATAGCAGCCCGGAACATCTGACCATGCAAAGGCACCAAAGCGGTTTGGAAGCATGGTACATTTCATGGCGTTGCCCCTCCATCCCACAGGAGCGGTTTCCCTTCAGCGTCGACCATCACGCAGATGCCGCCGTAATCGCTCCGAGTCAGATACATCACGTTTGTTTCGGTATCGACGTACACTCTCAAAGTGGAATAATTGTCTTTGATGACCCGTCGGGACCGCGGATGTTCATCGGATTCTACGACTGCCGTCGTTGGAACGCTTTTGTAGCTGTCAACTGCCGTTGCAGCACAAACCGCAAGCAACGCTATGAGTAACACCACCAGAAGAACGCAGGTCGCTGCGAAAATCTTGTCACTGAGTTTCATGCGGATTCCTCCTGATCGTAGATCGTGCCACACCGATGAAGCTCATTCTGGTCGGCCACCGTAAGATTCGTGGCGTACCGTCTGTCTTTGCAGTCCCGGACTGCAAATGAGGCATCTGCCGTGGTAAACTCAACGGAGTACAGATGCTTTGGAACGCCTTCGACGCTCAAGATGTCACCCTCGAAGATTTTCTCGCCATTTCTGTCAACAAGCCCGATGTACTGTCCGACAGTTTCCGGAATGACCTCTACCGCCGTATTGAACGGTTCCCCGTTATCGATGAAGTATTTCCCCTGGCACGGACGGCCACTATTTTCTACACGCCCAATCAGATAGCCATACACCCACTCGCCGCTTCCTACGGCTTTTCCACGAAACAGAATTTTTCTCAACTATGAATCCCCTCCTGTTAAATCATCCGACCTCTTCGCATTCGTCCATCCGGACGTTGACGCGCTTCCCATTTACGTTGATTACGTACCCAATCCTGTCTGGACTGCCCTGCCCTTTGTATCTCTCCGCCCGGTACTGCTTCCCAACAACCGGCCGGCACACCGGAAACAGGTCAATCACTTCCGTCACTTTTATGTCAACCATGTCATGAGGCAGTTTTCCGCGATTGTTCATGTCGTAGCTCTGACGCACGCGCCCATTCGCAATCCGCCATTTGGCTGCGCATGTATAAGAGCAGAAACTATGCGCCGCAGCTTTCTTACCCCGTTTCCTCGTAACAACCGTTCCGCAGTAGTCGCACGCAAAGGTGATCTTAGCCATCTGTCTTGGCTCCTTTCTCAAGCCTGTCAATCATCTCGGCCGTACAATCGACGCCGCACATCAGAGTTCCGATCTCCCCCGTTGCCTCCAGCCCGCGCTCTTCAAACCAATCTTCAAGCTCCCATCTCAACTCATTCGCCCGCGCAGCCATGTCCGCAAGCTTATGCAGTTTATATCTGATTCCCAGCGGAATTTTCATCTACCCAGTTTCCTTTCCTGTGAAAAGATCTCAAACGACGTTCCCGTCTCGCCCACTTTGATTCGCCCCTTGCAGAAGATCCGCAGATATCCGCACGGCAAACAATCAATCGACCACGCCGGCAGCGCCATCTTCCGATAATCGCACGGCCCGAACCATTCTCCATGGCCTCCAATTCCCTCCAGCTCCAGCGTCTCCGAGCACCCGGACAACCGCACGACCGGTTCCTCCCCAATGCACCCCACAAAGTCCATCACGCCCCACCGGCTGAAGCAGTTATCGTATCCATCGACCGGAATGATGACCAGACTATCGAACGCCGGACACTTACTATCGAATCTCTCCCTGCGAGGGACCGCCTCGAAGTCTTCCTTCTTCATTTCTCGAATATCCATGCTATATTTCGCCTCCCTCTATTTTCAGCATACTCACCCCTCCAAACGATTTATGTCATACGGTTTTACTTCGAATAGTTTTAAAAACTCCACGTTTCACACGAAACACCGAACTTATAGTGCAGCTTCGTCGAACCGCAGCCGCTACCCACCTGCTACCTATCTCAAATATTTTTTCTTACCGTCCGTAGGACACCTGCTTCGTTGCCGTAAGGCAACCGCGCAAATTTTTATTTTTGGGGTATGCCCCTATTCGATTCCGATTTTTTGCCCCAGGTTTGGAAAACACCCCCCTCCCCCCTATGCTGCATATAAAAAGAAAGCGCCGGCCGAAGCCGACGTCGTATGTTCTTCATTATGTGTCCGTGCAGGAACCAGCCCCCTTCGGGGTTTTGAGCCAAGGCAGGGATTGCAGGGGCTTTTTCTATTGATGAGCGGTTTTTCTTGGCTTGGGGTGTCGAGGTGTGGAACGCCTGGGCGGGAGGAAGTGCTATACCCTGTTCTGGAAATTGGGACGCTCCTGGACTTGTAAAATGGGGGGTGTCCTGCAAACTGTGGCGGGAATCCTGCATTTCTCGCCGGGTGTTGTTTCCTTTACTACCTGTAAAGGAAACGACAATGGGGTTATTTTGCAAGATTTCCGTCATAACTTGCAAGAATGCGCACTTTGGGCGGTCGTTTGTGTGACACGTCCGGCCCGGCGGGCTTGGCTGTCGGTCAGGGGCTGACGCGAGAACCGGCAGGGGCTGGGGCTTTGCCCGGAAGTTGCCGCCTGAACAGACGGACGCCGGGGACACTTTCCCCGTCCCCGTTGTGCTGGGTCCTTGCGTTGGTGAAGATGATCTGTTTGATGGGGTGCGGCTGTGTTGGTTGGTGTCCTGTGGTGCCGGGCTGGTAGGTTGTGCAGGTGGTGGAGCTGGCAGGGATGAAGCTATGCTATAGTGTACTATAGAACGCCTGGGCAAACAACGCACGCGCACGCATGACGCGCGGGCACGCATACGCGACGCAGGCGCACGCGCGCGCGTATATAATATAGAGTGGCGGCGGGAGCATGTGCGGGGCGTGGTGAGGCTGTGCGGGGCTGTGGTGGGGTGATGGATAGGGCTGCGGGGTTCTGGTGACGTGCTAGGGGCTGCGCGTGCCCTGCGTAGGCGGTTAAGCCTGCGCAAGGTAGCGGGCGCGGATCTTCTCGATTCGGCGCTGTATAGTGCTCTTGCTGGTGCCAAGGGCTGCAGCAATGGTGCGGACGGTGTGCCCGTCGGCCAGTGCGCGGATGATACGCCGGTCGAGCTCGTCGACGGCTGCGGCCTCGATAGCGGCGCGGGTGATGGCTGAATCTTCGGGGCTGCTGGTGGGGGCGGCGGTGACGCTGGGCAGCATATCAACTATACTCTGTGCGTTGTCGTCGCCATCGTTGTTGTATCTGTTGTCGGGGATTTGGCAGCAGTTGGACGTGTGGCGGTACTCGCTGCGGGCGATGACGTGCGCGGCCTGGGTGCAAGCGGCGTACAGGATATGGGACAGCGGGCGCGGCTCGTCGCTCTGCTCGTTGCGGGTGAGGGCAGGGGCAACGCGGGGCCATGCGTCAGCGGCGACGGTCTGCGCGTCGTCCGGGCATTTGATCCACGCGGTATCTGCTGCGCGTCCGGTGGCCTCGGCGCGGTGCTTGACGGTCCACGCCATGCGGATCAGTGCGGTAAACTGGGCTTCGCCGTCCATGTTGTCCCACTCGCGGCGGGCGCTTCTGGCGGCTCTGGCGGCCTCGTGGGCGGCTTTGAGGCAGACGGCAAACTGTGCGCGGCTGCGGGTTTCCGGGAACTCTGCGACGGTGGCGCGGTACAGGCTCCACGCCTGCCGCATGATCTGTGCTTTACTCATGGTTTCGATCTCCTTTATTCGTTTTATTTGATGGGGCGGGGCCGCTTTGGTGCCCGGTGCGGCTCTGCTATGGTGTCCGGGGCGGCTGGTGGTGCGTCAGTCCGCCGGGGTTGCGTCGATGACTGCGGGGCCGTCAAACGTCAGCTGCACGCGGTCGCCCCTGCGGTAGTCTCCGGCGTCGGTGTACCATGTCCAGCACTCGCCGCGCGTGTCCTCGCCGGTTACGGCGTCCGTGTCGACGCTGACGCGCTCCACTGCTACGATCTGGGCCGGTGTGGTGTCCGTTGTCGGTTGTCCCTGCTTGGGGCTTGTGCAGGCGGTCAGGGCGGCCAGAAGGGCCGCCGCGCCTGTGATGATCTGTATCCGCTTCATGTTTTGCTCTCCTCTCCGACGGTGAACTCTCCGGCCCATGCGCGGATGATTGATCCGGCCTCGGTCACGGCGGTGATCCAGCCGCTGACGTTCGCGGCCTTGCGGCAGCGGATGACTTGCCCGCGTCCGGCGTTGTAGTCGATTCGCAGGCCCTCGGCGGCTGCGGCGCGGATCTCGGCGGGCGTGTGCCACTGCGGGCGGTCGGTGGGACTAATGTTAATCTTCATGTTGTAGGCTCCTTTCAGTTCTCGGTGAAGTACCGGCGCAAGGTGGAATCTTCCGGGTTTTCTGAATCCATCCACGCATTAAACGCGCTGGGGTTACGCTTTTCAAGTTCGTCCATGATCCATCCGCGCGTGATCGCGGTTTCCGGTGATGTGCTGAGGGATTCCGTTGTTTCCCACGCTTTTAAAAGCTGCTCGTTCGTCAGTTTGGCGATGATTGCCGGGGCTGGTGCGGTTTCGTGTTTCACTGTTCAAACTCCTTTCTGGTTGTCCCGGCGGCGGTTGCCGCCGGGGTGTTCGGTGATTAAATGATGTACAGTGTGCCGTTGATTTCCACGCTGACGGCCTCTTGGGCCATATCCTGCTTGATCTGCTGGGCCAGCTTCAGCACGTCGGGCAGGTACTCGCGGAGCTGTTCGGCGGTGCAGGCGGCGTAAACGATTGTCACGGCCTCGCGGACCAGCCCGGCGGTATCGCTCAGCCAGTAGCCCGCGCTCTGCTGGGCCGTCGCGCCGCCGAACATCTCGCAGAAACGGCTTGCGACGCGTTCAACCTGCGCGGCGTTGTCGGTGGCGGTGGCGGGTCCCTGCGTGCCGGGAACGTACAGGGCGACGCGCTGCGGGAGCGCCACGGCTCCGGCCTGCTTCATAATCTCGGCGGTGTCCTGCGCTTCCTGCGCGGGTGCTTCCTGCTCCTGCGGCGCGGGCGGCGCGTACTTGCTCATAGCCTGCGCAAGCTGGTTGATGTGCGCGGGGTGGATTTCTGCGGGCTGGTAGATGCTCTTTGCTTCCAGCTCGTCACGGGTCGCGGCGGTCTCGATGGTGGCGGCCCACTCGCGGGAGCTGGGCCAGATTCTGCCGTCCCACTCGCCGACGGTGTTCACGATTTCAGCGATTGCTTCGCGGGCGGTATCGTATCCGATCTGCTCCACGATAGCGGCGACGGTCTCGGCGGGGGTCCGGTCTCTGGTTTCGCGGTAGATGTTTACCACGGTTTTGATGTTCGCGCGGGTGGTCTTGATCTGCTCGCGGCGGGCGGTGATCTCGGTTGCATTCATTTTCATATTGGTTTCTCCTTTCCCTTGCGGGGCGTTCGTTGTTTCATTTGATGGCTTGATTATAGTATAGGTTCAACCGTATGTCAAATTGGTTAAAAAGTTATGTTTAACCGTATCATTGTATAAGTTTAACCGTATTCATGTGTGAAATGTTAGGATTTCTCCGTTTTTTGGTCAACCGTATGTAAAAGTCACGATTTTATGAAAAAATCGCTAAAAATTAACCGTATATTTTGTGCATTCTGCCGATGGTACAAAACAGCCCGCGCCGGTAGAATAAAAGGCAAGAAGCAAACGAAAGCGAGGTACATTAAATGCCGATTGCAAAGAATCCTAACGGGGCCCGGACCGACGCCGAGCGCCGCGCTCAAAACAAGTGGGATCAGGCGAACCGCGTGACGCTGGGCGTGCGCGTGGGCAAGGCGGACGGCGAGGCGTTCCGGGCGTGGTGCGCGGCGCGTGGTATCACAGTTAACGCGGCGCTCTCGGCCTATGTTGCGGAGTGCCTGCGGGAAGGCGCGGACGGCGGCGCGGCTCCTGCGGCCGAGATCGTCCAGGCGGCGCAGCCGGTAGCAGAGGCGCAGCCGGGGCAGGTGCTCGACGGGGCCGCGCTGGAGTCGGCCAAGGTGGCAGCGGCGGCAGCCGGTGAGACTTTGCCCGCATTTGTGGCGCGGGCCGTCCGGCAGGCGGCGGACGCGGACGCGCGGGAGCGCCTGCTTGCGGTAGCGTGTAAAAATGCAAGTTTGCCGTCGTCAGCAGACGCAAGCGCGGCGGCTGAATCTTGCGAGACTTCCGCGTATGATGTCGTGGACTGGGCCGCACGCACGGACCACCTGCGCGCGCTGCGAGAATCCGCCCGCGCGTCCGCTGGAATTCCAAGCTCTGAACAGACGGTTCCCGGAAATTCTGGGGACCTACCATCTGAACAGGAAGGCCAGAAAACTCTGGGAGACTGACGGCCTGAACAGGGACGCCGGAAAACTCCGGGCCAGATTGACGGACACCGAAAAACTGAACAGAACGTCCGGAAAACTTCGGGGTATAGCAGCGCTTGGCGAAAGCCGGGCGCTGCTTTTTCTTTTGCGTTCTCCGAAAATTTTTTGCCGATGGCCGGGACAAATCAAAATTTCGCGTAGATATAAAGATAGAAAGAGCCGCGCACGAAGCGCGGCCAATGAAAAGGAGCGAACAAAATGATTATTGATTTGATTCTCGACCGAGTAAACGGCAAGCCCTACGTCCCCGCCGACTTCTACCGCAGCGTTGCGGAGTATGGGACGGTCTTCCCGGAGATCGTCTTCCCCATCACGGCGGCGCTCGACGGCGGCGCAGAAGCCGACGTGCAGCGCGTCCTCTGTGAGTACATCGAGAGAAACGACTACAACCCGGAGCTGTGCGGCTACGTCCGCAGCGTGAAGTGGCTGGAGCCTGACACGCTACCGTTGAATCCGATCTGCATTGACTGCAAGGTGCGCGGCGTGACTTGCGACGGTACGACTTGCCAAGCGTGGACGGGCTGCATCTACCACGAATCAAATTGAGGCAAGCAAAGACGGCGCGGCGGGGTTCTCCCCTGCTACGCTGTTTTTTGTGCCTGCATATGTGTGTATAAATATGCAAATCCGCATAAACGGGTAAAAATCAGCGTGAAACAGTAAGCAACCCGAACCAAGCGAACCAGATGAACCAGAAAAACCAAGGGAAATATTGAACCGGACAAAACCAAGAAAACTGATGGAATCAGGAATCGGGAAAAACCAAAAAAACTAGCTGAATACCGAAACCAGCTAAACCGAGAAAACTAGAGACTTCCGGAGTTGAAAATTTTTCTGAAAGTTCTGGGACATTCCAGAAAAACCGGTAGAATTAAAGATAGAAAGAGTTCGTTGAAAAGGAGCGTTCACCATGGCAAAGGCGAAAAGTCGCGAGATCCCCTATCGGGTTTACAAGAAAATGTTCTCTGACTGCAACGCATATGACTACCAGAACGGCAAAATCACGGTTGACTTCCCTGTCGACTATCTGGAATCGAAGATGTACATACCGGACGGCTGGTACTCTGGTGCAAATTATGTTTCTAAACGGATTGGGCGCACAACCGCAGGCCGTGAGGTTTGGGTAGAGATCGCGGAGCATTCGGACGGCGGCTGCAAGTATTACGACGCCGTTGTGACGGTCGGGAACACGTTCTTTGGCGGTTCTATGCGGACACGGGACTTTATACGTTCGTTTGACGCCGCCATCGCGTGGGCAGTTGAAACAGCCGAAAGTTTTTTGAAATAAGCGCACACAATTACAGCGCCGGATGAAATTCCGGCGTTTTTTCTTTATCCAGTGCGGGACAAACGCCGATTTCCGGTAGAGGTAAAGGTAGAATATCAAAACTAATTTTGGAGGTATGAATATGAATAAACTGTATTTTGTGGAAACGAACGGCGGCTTCATGACAGTCGCAACAAGCGACGACGGACGCGCCTGCTACATGTGGCAGGACGGACGGGAGCAGAATTACCCGACGCAAAATCCCGTGTGGAACGAATCCGTCAGAACCGAGCGGGAGCAGATCGCGCTTGCGTGGCTTCGTAGCATTGCGGATGTGAACACGTTTGACGGTCTTTATGCCAACTCCGACGTGATAGAAAGCGGATACGTCGGAGTTTATACCGTGCAGGAGTTCCGGGAGGATCTCAAAAAAACCGGGGACAGAATCATTGCAAGCATCGAATTTTAAGAAAATATCCGGGGGACGCGAAAAATCCCCCGGATATTTTCTTGCCCGTCAGCGGGACAACCGCAAAAAACCGGTAGAACTAAAGATAGAAAGAAAAAACGGAGGTACTTACTCATGACTAACGCAGCAATCATTCTTGACGAATCTATCCGCCTGATGAACGACGGCATTCTCAAAGGCACGGGCCGCTTCCTCGATGTTGTGAACGAAGACGGCAGCACCTCGAAGCTTGAACTTCCCGAAGAGATCCATACCTTCAACGCCTGGAAGCAGCGTGGGTTCATCGTCCGCAAGGGCGAGCACGCCGTCGCGTCCTTCCCCATTTGGAAGTACATTAACGGCAAGCGCAAAGAAGCCGAAGAACCGCTGGATGGCGACGACGAGGCGCGCGGCTACTGCCGACTGAAGCTTTCCCATTTCTTCACGGCGGCGCAGGTGCAGCCGCTGACCGCATGAGTCGATCTGCTGAAACGCTGGGCGAAATTCGCCCGGCGTTTTTCTGTTTTTCGCCTCTGCTGAATCAATTTGTTGCCTACCATAAAAGCAGAAAATTTCTTGATTTTCTGGGACAAATCCGTTTTTCCGGTAGAAGTATAAGTGTAAAGAAAAAACAAAAAACGGAGGCGCAAAAATGAAACACTATTACAAATCCAGCGGCCTGCAGATGTTCTTCACCGGCGCGGCCATCGCAGTCATGTTCATAATTATCCTGTGCGCGGACTCGCTCATCGAGTTCATTCTGTGAGGGGGCGGCATCATGCAATTCATTGCGAACTACGACGCAAAAAACGTCTTCGGCTGTTTTGAGAACGTCGAGCAGCACGCCCTTGCATTTTCCGAAGAAACCGCCGCGAAACTGTTTGATTCAGGCATGAAGATCTTCCGGGGCGACGCGAGCACATTGAACGCCCTAAAGATCTGTTTCACTGGTAGCGTGACGGTCTGTATATACCGCGAAATCGCGGATATTGACAACGGCGTTTTTCGCGTCCGCGTCTGGGACAGGCCGAACAGCTACGACGAAAAAACCATGAGCAGGCAAGCGCTCAAAAAAATGGTGCTTTTCAAAATTTCGCAGGAATTTGCAGAGCCTGCCGAGCAGTCGGCGTAACCAGAACAGGAGGAAAACCATGTTATACAGCGAGATTATCCGTAGCATCGACGAAATTTTAAGTTATTTCAAATTCCACAACAAGAACCTGACAAATACGCAAATTGAAAAACTGTATGAACTGCAAGATCTGATTCACGAACTTCGCATCACGCAGGAGAGAAATAAATGAAACGAAACCAGTACCGCAAAACCTTTGAATTTTTCAGCACAGAACAGCAAGCCGCCGTATTTGTGGCGGCTCGCAAAAAGCAGCGCCGCAAGGCGCACATGACGCCGTGGCGGTCCGCCGACGGCAGAGAAAACAAGTTTATCGTCTGGTATTACATCTGAGGGGGGGCAAATCATGAAGGTATTCGTAGTGGTTCATCATTGGGACACGCCCGACAATGAGGGCGTGGAAGTCCTGGGCGTTTCCTCAACGGTAGAGAAAGCCCGTGCGCAGATCGTGGCAGGTGCAGGCGAAACCAGAGCAGAATACGACGAAGATTTCTGGGACGAGGATATGTCGTGGGACGAACCCATGAGCATTCACCTCGGCCGGTGTGGACGCGACTATCTGGAGCAGGCCACGGTTTACAGTTGGGAAATCTCTGAGCAGGAAGTTGAATGAAAAAGTACCGGCGCAGCGGGACAAATGCCACTGCGCCGGTAGATATATAGGTGTAAAGAAAACCAAGAAAAACAGGAGGTTTCATACAATGACGCAACTCGAAATTTTCCAGGAAATCGCCGACGCTGTGAACGCAGCAGCCGGTTCCAAGAATCCCAAAATGACCATCGTAACCGAAAGTGAGTTCGGCGGTGTGTACTTTTTGCACATCAACGCACATTCCGCAGATATAAAGCCTTATGCGCAGTACAAAGACGCGCTGACGATCTACTTCAAAAAGCGCGGTGGCCGCTCAGTCTATGGAATGCGCTTCTATGGTACAAAGCCCGTAGCAATCTTCTCCGGGTGGAAGGAGACAACATGGGAGCAGCCCAGAAGCTTCCTTTGCTTTGACAAGAATATGTTCTACGGTCTGGTTGATGGCTTCCCGAAGGAACAGAAGATTTCCGAAGAATCCGAGCGCGTTCACCTGTCCGAGATTCAGCAGAAGGGTAAGGTCTACAAGGTTGTTAGCATGAACCCGGATGACCCGCAGCCACGCATGATTGTCGAAACGTATGAAACTGCCGAACACTTAAAAAAAGCATTTGAGACTTCCGGTGAGTTCCGCAGCGTATCGTGCCGGGCAGAATTGCAGGGCGCGCCGAAGCTCAAGAACTTCTGCGGGCCGATGTACGATGGGGAGGACGATCAGGGCCGCGCTGTTATCCGGTACGAGTCGCAGGAAGTCTACGATATTTTGAGCCTCTAGGTTTTTTACGTAGGCTGGGACAAAACCGCTTTCCCCTGTAGATACATAAGTGTAAGCGAACGGCATTCCCGCCCCGGAGGTTACGAGGGCAAAGGAGAATATCATGCACATCATCGGATTTACCATCAAGCAAGCCGGGCAGGCAATCGGCAATACCCCTATCCGAGAGCAGGCAACAGGGGCAGCCAAAGCCCGCGCCCAGCAGACGCGATTCCCCGTTTCCGTCATTGCCCACTGTGACACTGGCAAGGAGATAGAGGTCATCTTCCATCCTGATGGCACCAGCGAACGGATCAGAAAATAATCGACGCCGCCTGACCTACCGGGCATACGGGGAGAAAGGTTTTACCATGAAAAAAATTATCGCTTTGTTTCTTGCCGTTATTACTGCCGCTGCTGTCCTCTGTGCAGCACATAAGCCGATCACCACATACGCGCACACTGCGCTTATCACGGCACTGGACTATGATACCGATACCGCAACAGTCACCGACTACTCTGGTCTAACGTGGACGTTCTCCGGCTGCGAGGACTACTGCGTCGACGATCTGGTTTCCCTCACCATGTCAGACAACGGAACCAAGGAAACTGTACTGGACGATGAAATCCTGTCCGCCACCTATGCAGGGTATCTCCCCTATTGGTACATTTATGGCGGCGACGGATATGCTGCGTTCAATGGAATTGAGAAGGCGGGAAAGTGATGGAGATATAGATATTCCGGACGGCATAGAGAAAATCGCAGGGAATCAAACGCTTCCCTGTTTTTTCTTTTTCTGCGGGACATTTTCTTTTCTCACAGTAGATATATAAGTGTAAATAAAAAGCCGCCCAGAGGTCACGAGGGCAGAAAGGACATAACATGGAAAGTCGCATCAGGATTAAGGCAACAATGCCGGAGATGTACACTTTTTTCAAGGAAGAAACAGGTGTGCGATTTATGGAAATCCACGATATGCGGTATTCGTCAGATGAAATCGACCACATGCAGGCAGCCGAACGCAGCAAAACCGTATTCGAATGGCGTGTAATTCTTCGGCATCCCGGAGAAAAAACGGCACTCCGTGGTACATTTACGATTCCCGGCATAAAGAAGAAGCTGGGAAAGTTGAAAGCGGAGTGCAAAGTTTTTTGATACTGCATCCGATGAACGATTGCGGAGAACTACTCGCTCTTTTCTTTTTTATATTTCTCGGGACAAATTGAGATTTTCAGTAGATATAAAACCAAGAGGACAAAACACTACAGAACATGGAGGAAATCAAAATGTATTACATTATCAACCGTGAAACAGACAAACTCGAACTTTACTTTTCGAAGGAAGAGTATCAGGCCATGCCGGACGAAACGAAGTCCACGATCAGAAGCAACTTCCTTTTCTCCCGTCGTGGCGGCTGCTGGGTAAGCCGTGCAAAGCGTCCACACCTTTCCTATGTTGAGCGCATAGCAAAAGACCTTGGTGCGGAGTATCAGGGCAAGACCGGCGAAGAACTGACCTTCGAAGAAAAGATGGAACGGCAGGCAGACCGCGCAGCGGCCAGAGCGGAGCGCATGGACGCACGATCTGACGCAGCTGCGCAGCGCGGCGAAGCCCTGCAGAAGCCCGTCGAGAATATGCGCGGCGATATCGCGTTCTTCACGCAGCCGAACATCAACACGTCCGCAGGCCGCGCGTTCACCCGGCAGCGCGAGCGCATGTTTGCGGCGTTCGACCGTGGATTCGAAGAGTTCAAAAAATCAGAGTATTACGCCCAGCGGGCGGAAATTGCCCGCAGAACAGCAAATCTGGAAAATTCCAAGGATAAGGCATTCTGCGACCGTCGAGTGAAAGACGCGCAGAAGAACATCAAGGCCATCCAGAAAAATCTCGACCACTACCATGCCATGCTGGAATGTGACGGAATGGGAGAACAGCAGAAGCGCTTCGATGGTACGCCTATCGAGCGTGCAGAGATCGAGCGCTGGATTGAAGACGCAGAAGAACGCCTGGAATCCGAGATTTCCCGCCTCTGCTATTATCAGTCCTGCATCGACGAGCTGGGAGGCGTGCAGTTCAGCAAAGAGAACATCAAGCCGGGCTACGTCGTGAAAATCAAACATTACAACGACTGCACCGTCCTGCGAACCGGCCCGAAAAACATTATCTATCGCACCCCGAACGGATTCAATCTGACTGCCGCCTACGCCGAGATTCTGGAAATCGTCAAAGCAGAGGAAGCGATAAAGCCGACGCACCCGTTCAAGGTCGGCGAGGAATTCACCGTCAGCACCCTTCAGGCCGGTGCATGGGTTCCGGACACGTGGGAGGTCATCAAAGCCACGGTTGCAACCGTCACGTTGAAAAACCAGGCTACCGGTAAGACCGTCAACAAAAAGCCGCGAATCGGTTGGACGAGCAGCGGAGAGAAATGGAAGATTTCAGTCGGTGAATACTCCACAGACATCTGCAAGGACCTTGAAAAGTAAAAATATCTACCGGAGGCGGGACAAAGTTCCCGCTTCCGGTAGATACAAAAGCAGAACAGGAAAACCAAGAAAACTGGGAGGTACATAAAATGGGTTGGACTTGGCAGTGTGCGAAATTCTACGATAGAAAGGGCAACATCGACCGCAAAGCAGAGTGCGACGATCTGTACACATGGAACAATGAAGAAACCGGGGACAAATGCCGCGTTTTGAAGTCCGCAATGGTGGGCGCGACGTGGTACGGTGCTTGTGAGAGAACCAGACCCGGCCAGAATCCATACGTTTTCGCTGGCGTGTGCCTGACGAGCGTAGACAGCCGCGAATACTACAACTTTGGTTACAAGGACATGGATGAATCTATGGGGCCGTGTGAACGTGAGTGCCCGGTCTCCATCCTGAAACTGCTTTCCGCACGCGATGACAAATGGGCGATTGAGTGGCGTGCAGCCTGCCGGGAGAACGCAGCGAAAAAGTCTGCTGCCAAGAAAGACCCGAACAGCCTGCAAAATCTCCCGCTCGGTGCAAAAATCACAGTGCAGAAACGTGGCCAGGGCATCGTGCTCGAAAAAGGAAGAATCAGCAACCGTAAGAATCCGGTATGGATTTCGCGGGCTGAGAATGTGTACTATCCTCTGTCCCACATCAAGCGGTACGGCTACACACTCTGCAATCCAGCCTAAATTTCCAAGTCATGTAGAAATTTCAGAATCCACATGTTAGAATGGGATGAGATTGGGGGGTTGCCGATGTTCTACAAAGCCGGCGAGTACCGGATAAACCAAGAAAACGAATTTATTTCCGCCTCGACTGGATTGCCGCTGAAACCAGGCGATCTGGTGGCGCTGGAGGCTTTCTGTGACGCGAATGATATTTCGCCGATAAAATCCTATGGGAGGAAAATCGTTTCACAGAACCGCGAGGTAGTCGTTGTGAACGGTGTGAAGAAGCTGTACAAATCTGCCGTTGTTCAGATTTGAATCATCTTCGTGAGGTCACGAAATAGATTGCAAGCAGGTTGCAAGTTGGTTGCAACATTCCAAGCGGTAATAGGAAAATAGCACGCGAAACGCACGGAAAACACACGAAAAACGCACGCAAGTTGTAAGCAAGTTGTAAGCAAGTTACCATTTCCGCGAGGTCACGAAAATGGTTGAGAACCAAGAAAACCAGAGCCATCCACGTTCGGACGGTTCTGGTTTTTTGTTTGGAAATGCGGGACAAATGCGGATCTTGCGTAGAAATACAAGCAGGCAAAACATTAAGTGCCCCGCATTTTCATGCTCTCACGATATTGCTCGGCATCCGGCAAATACTTAAAGTCCACTGTTTTGTCATAGTTTTCTCGGACGACTTGCTCGATTTCCTTTAGGCTTACATGAAAAAATTCTTTTCTCCCATTCACCATATTGACCCGTTTGTCCGCAAAGGCATTGTGAAGCGCTGTTTCCAGTTTCGGAGCATCATCTGAGAAAATCAGCGCATGAATATCGAATCTAAACGGAACCGATGCGCCTCCGAGTTCGTCAATTCGGTCTTTCGGTTCTAAGCGTCTGGTCATACCTATTTTGTAGACACCTTCACCGAATGCCCCGATGTTCGATATCACATAGACGTACCCGGCTCTCTCATTTGCAGCGCGATAATCCACATCCTTTAGCGCCTTCTCCAAATCAGAAATCTCTCCATTGACGGCCTCAATTTTTTCTTGGATAAGCTTCTTCCGCTCGTCATTCGATTCGCTTTCCATTTGCTCATTCAGGCGCTGCATAAGGTTCTCGTAGTGAATATGTTCTTTTTCGATTCGTCTACGTTCTTCTTCGATTTCCTTTTGTACTTTGAGATTTTCACGTTCAATTTCTCGTTGCTCGCGCGCACGTTCTTTTTCTTCCTGCTTCTTGCGTGCGTATTCATACGCAAGGGCAAGCTCCTTGTGTTTAAGCTCCAAAAACTCAAAGGATATTTGAATGGCATTCACAGCATTTATCCCGTTGATTTTTTTGTAAATCTGGTCTATCCGTTTTTTCATGCTATCAAAATTGTTGAATTTCACTTTGTCGATAGCATTTTCACACTCTGTATTAAAGGACAAAAGCGCAGATTTTATGTTGTCTTCAATCATCTTTCTGCCCTGTGACAGACTTCCATTTACCTTCCACTGCGTGGAACAATTTGCCGCGACGCCTAACCGTATCATTCGCTTTTGATTCTCACGGCAGTTTTGCAGCTCTGCTTTGTATTCCTCTGACGACGCAAAGTCGTACATCGGCTTATAGAGGCCAAATTCCTGCATCAGTTTTTCATCTTCAAGTTCTACGACCGCCTCTCGCAGTTCTGCCCCTTTGCCAGCAAGTTTTTCGATTTCTTTCTGTCTTTGCAAAATGTCGTGTTCAAGTCGAGATTCTTCATTTTTGAGAATTGCAATGTGTTCTTTCGCAGCAATGATCTGGCCGTGTTCATCGGTAAAAGCATTTTCATAAAACGCCTTGTCTTGTTGTAAGGACGCGACACTACTCTGCAGTGCCGATATTTCCGAACTCTGGGAATCTGAACGTTCCTGTAGTTTTTTGCGCTCCATCTCAGATTTCTTTAAAGCCAACGTCAAATCAGCGCACTCTTTGGCTTGTCTGGAAACTTCTTGTAACAAGTGTTTTTTCTGCTGGGACGCCTGATTGAGTGATTCAGATAACTCCGCGACTTTTCTTCTTAACTCGTCAGCTTCTTTCTGTTTCGCTGCAAGGTTGTCCTTTAACTCTTGTACTCTGAATAAATCCGTAACTCCCATTTCACATCAGCCTCATCAAATTATAATAAAAGTATATTGACAGCATCATTTTATTATGCTATTATTATGCTTGAAAGGAGGATATTGCATGGCACGACCGAAAGAGAACACTGAGCGGATAACCGTTTTCTTCCCGGCGGATGCACTTGAAAAAATGAAGGAAGAAGCTAAACGCCGTGGAATGACCGTAAGCGGATACGTTCGTTTTGCAGTTCTTGAATATCTCCGTGAAAGCCGAGATAAATAAAAAATCGAGCAACCGTAGCTAAGTTTGGCGACCCACTACGATTGCTCTTGTGCCAAAACCGCAGGGGTTTTGTCTATTCAAGTATAGACGAAGCGCCCTGTAAAAGTCAAGCACTTTTACAGGGATTTCTATACCCTTTTTCAGGAATTTCAGAATAGTTTTAAAAGCATCCGCAGCCCCTACAAATTTCGAACATTTCGCCTATAAACGGTATGACCTAATTCATTTGGAGGCCGAACTATACTGAAATTAGATGGGTATTGCCACCAAACACGATTAAAGGAGAAAAATATGAGCTATTTAGAAACGATCAACAACACCAATATCGCAATCAAAGAGTATCAGGGGCAGCGCGTCGTCACGTTCAAGGATGTTGACACAGTGCATGGAAGACCGGATGGAACCGCGCGGAAGCGTTTCAATGACAACCGTGAACACTTCATCGAAGGCGAAGATTTCTTCAAAGTTAAGTGTTCTGAGGTGCGTCCGTTTTTCGGACAGACCCCGCCGAACGGTTTTAACCCCGATGCAGACATTGTTCTCGTGACTGAATCTGGCTACCTCATGCTTTCGAAGTCCTTTACAGACGATAAAGCTTGGCAGGTACAGCGGCAGCTTGTGAAGGGTTACTTCCGGGCAAAAGAAGCCGTGCAGCTCTCCCCTGCCGAACAGCTGCTTGCGCAGGCGCAGCTCATGGTCGAGCAGGAGCGTCGGATCAAGGCTCTGGAAGCCAGTAACGCCGAAAACGCACGGGCAATGGAGACGGTCAAAGACGCCATCGACATCATGGTAGCGCCGCCCGTAACGGCTGGCAACTGGCAGAGCCAGATGAACCGGAACGTCCGCGCATTCTGTATGCAGACGGGCCTCGACTTCCACGAAACGTTCAGACAGCTTTATGCGGAACTGGAAGTATCGGCCGGTGTCAAGCTTGGTGTCCGCGTTAAGTTCGCACGCCAGCGTCTGCAGGTCAACGGCGCAACACAGACCGAGATCGCGGCCGTCTCAAAACTCAGCATTGTCGCGCAGGACAAGAAACTGCGAGAGATTTTCAACAGCCTGTACAACCGTATGGTTGCCAGATACACAATCAATACGGACAGAACACAGAATCGTTAAAGGAGGTAAAAACATGGCAGAAAGACGCATGTTTGCAAAATGCGTTGTTCAATCCGCACAGTTTCTGAAAATGCCGGTCGCGGCCCGGCTTTTGTATTACGACCTTGGCATGGCCGCTGATGACGATGGCGTCGTCGAAGCATTCACCGTACTTCGTACAACGGGCGCGTCCAAAGACGATTTGATGACCCTCGCAAGCAAGAAATTCGTTCAGGTCATAAACGATGATCTAGTTACGGTCATCCTTGACTGGAAACGAAACAACCAAATCCGTAAAGATCGATACCGCCCTAGCATTTACCGAGACCTGCTTTCTTCGCTTGGAGCGGTCGTAGAGGAGTCAGTTGTAACAGAGGAAAACGAAGAACGAGAGAAAACAGAAAAATGCCCATTCTGCGGTGGTGACGCATATTTGCATTTTGCGCAAAGCCGTTATCTCTTCGTCAAATGCGACGTCTGTGGCGCAACCGGAAAATCGTATTATCAGAACCTGACAACAGAAGAAATGGACACCGGCGAATGGGTGAAGACAACAGCCGCTGTCAGTGCAGTTCGCGCTTGGAATCGGAGGAACTGAAATGGAAGAAGAGAAGAAAGCATTTTTGCTTTACCATGAGGGTATCGACGATATCCTCACCCTTCCAAGGGAAAGCGCCGGTGCAGTCATTCAGGCGATTTACGTCTACGTGAACACCGGCGCACTGCCGAAAGACTTTACCCCGCTTGAAGAAATGGTTTTCCGGCATATGCGTCAAGGGATAGACCGCAATGCGGAGAAGTGGGAGCGCGAACGAAAGAAGCGGCAGGACAGAGCCAGAAACGCGGCCAACGCCAAGTGGAAGAAGTTCGCAGAGGAACACGGGACAACCACTGACGAACTGCAGCGCCTTATGGACACAGCTGCTAAAGCATGCAATAGCATGCAACCGCAGAATGAACCATGCTATAGCATACCAGAGCATAACAATGAATGCGCAAGCACGCCAAAGCAGGATATTTTATGCCAAAGCATGCACGAGCAGATTAAGCATAACACAGAAAAAAATAATTCTGCTAATAAAGTAAATGTAAGTGTAAATGTACCTGTAAGTGTAAGTGGTAATGGTAGTGTACCTGTTAGTGGTAGTGTACCTGTAAGTGTAAGTGCCAATGATCCTGTACCTGTTAAAGAAGAAGTGGGAGTGGAAAAGGGAAAGGAAGAGGGTGCAGGGGGAAACCATTGGGAAGAACCGCGTCCTTCGCGTGCTGCGCCGATGTTGCGTATGAACGCCGTGATCGTACCTGACGAACCGCCGAAGTCGAAGGACGGGTTGGTTTTTGGAAGCGAAGATTATATCCGGATATTTAACGAAGAGTCCGACCGGTTTGCTCTGCCGGGAGAGAAGCCGCGCTATTTTGCCGACTTGACCGGTCCAATGCTGGTCAACCTCGAACGCTGCGAGCAATCCAGGCTGCAGAGTGGCCGTCCGAAGGAACGGTCTTCCCTTGTGAGAGATGAACTGATCGCACATGGTTTTTGGTGAGAAGGAGGTTTTGCGCCATGAACAACAATGAAATTCAGAAGGAGTTGTCCCGTCTGACGAAGCGCTATGCAGATGTCGGGGCCACAGAAGAAAAAGTCCTTGAACTGTTCGAGGCAATGAAAATCCGTTTCGCTGGTCGAGGCGACGAAGCTGCCGTGCTGGGTGTCCGTATGTCGCTGGGCGAGTATTTCCACCGGGAGGAAATTTTCTCCCTCGATGATGTCTGCTGCATGGTCGCACGACCGAAAGAGGAAGTCATTGCACACATAATCGCGATGGGGCCAGAGGTCATGCGCAGGCACATTGTCACCGTAGAGCCGTCGCCATATTTGGTCGAATACCTCAAGCGAAAGCACGAACGCGAAAACCGGCAGGACGGCCAGCAATGATGTTTCCAAAAAGTGCAGAACCCGTGGGACAAATTTGGATTTTGTGTAGAAACACAAATAGGGGCCACACCGCCAAGTGGCTTTGAAAAAACTCTCCCAGACCTTAATCTTCCCTATTGACTTTTGGGGCTACATGAATTATATTGTATTCATGGGCTACAAGAAGTGAGGTGAAAACATGAGTCCACGCACTGGACGCCCGAAATCAGAGAATCCCAAATCAAACCCGCTTCACGTCCGTTTGGACGATAAGACGCTGAAAGTTCTTGACGATTACTGCGAAAGAACCGGCAAGAAGCGCACAGAAGCCATTCGGGACGGGATTCTCTTATTGGAAGGTAAATAAGAATCCCCCACGCTGTTCGATCTTGGCGGACTGACAGCATGAGGGATGGTGTCCACATCTTGCGGAAGATGGGGAGCGTAAATATATTACTACGCTCCCCGGAAAAGGTCAACCTTTTTGCGGGGATTTTTCTGTACATATGGAGAAATCCAGGAAAAGTAAAAGGAGAAATTTTATGAATGAATTGGCGAAAATTATTCCCATCAACACCGAAAACCCCGAACGAATCACGGTCTTTGCCCGTGACCTGCACGCATTCTTGGAAGTCGATACGCGCTTCAATGACTGGTTTCCCAGAATGTGCGAATTTGGTTTTGAAGAGGGAAAAGACTTTTACTCATTTTTGAGTAAAACCCAAAACGGCGGTAGACCGTCCAGAGACGCAGAACTCACTATTGATATGGCAAAAGAAATCTGCATGTTGCAGCGCAACGAAAAGGGCAAAATCGCGCGCCGCTATTTCGTCGAACTTGAAAAGGCGTGGAACAGTCCGGAGAAGGTCATGGCGCGGGCTTTGCAGATTGCAAACAATCAGGTAAAGCAGTTACAGGCGAAAATCGAAGCCGACGCGCCCGCCGTGTTCTTCGCCGAAGCCGTAACTGGCGCGGACACAAACATCCTCATCCGTGATATGGCGAAACTGCTTGCGCAAAACGGCGCAGACATTGGTGGGAACCGTCTGTTCGAGGTTTTGCGCCGGGATGGATATCTCATCAAGTCGGGCAGCGATTACAACATGCCCACGCAAAAGGCCATGGAACTCGGCCTGTTCTTCGTAAAGGAAACGCCGCGCATTGCCAAGGAAGGAGCCGTCATTGATCGGACGACCAAGGTAACACCGAAAGGCCAGAAATATTTTATCAACAGATACGCGCCGAAGAAAGCGCTATTGGAAAATTGAAAAACGAAAAGGAGAAGCAAGAATGAATATCAAAGAAATCTATGAGCACACACAGAATGTCGACGGCTGGATTCTCGGCATTGATGGCAGCGCAAGCCCGGTGGATCTGAGCAATCCGGCAATCATGGCCGGTGTCGGGAAATTCCATGTGAAGACGATCTATCCGGAATTCGACGACGGCAAAATCATCGTCGAGCTGGACGTTGCCACCACGGTTGAGACCGATTAAAAAATATTTTTTCGGCTTCCTCGCGGCACTTCGGCTGCGACAACTCCAAATATTCTTCGACAAGTTCCGAATTTTCCTTCTCTTTTGGAGATATCTGAACTTCTTCGACAGTTTTTATATGACCTAAATCATTTGGAGGCATGAGTATGCTGAAAATAGAGGCAGGTAACAAACGAAGCCAAGCAAACAAGCAAACAAACAACAACAGGAGGAAAAAGCAATGACAAAAACCGAATGCGCAGTCTATGATCTGCTCAAGGAAATCGGCGTACCGACTCACAAAAAAGGCTACGCCTACATTCAGGAGGCAGTCACCAACAAGTACGATGGCAAGTACGAAGACTTCTCCATCACCGGGCCGAAAGGCATCTATTGCGACGTCGCAAAGAAGTTCAGGACTGAGGCCAGCCGGGTGGAACGTGACATTAGATCGGCTATCGATTACGCGTTCAACTACGGAGATCCCAAAGTGCTGTACGGCATCTTCGGAAACTCCATCGCTCCCGGAAAGGGAAAGCCAACAAACGCCATGTTTATCTTCCAGTGCGCAAAGGAACTTGAGCGGCGAAAGTCGGCTTGACAGAAAATCCCCGCAGGCAGCGGGACAAATGCAAAAACTCGGTAGAACAAAAAGTGCAAAGCAAATGCAAAATCAAAATCAGAAAAGGAGATCAGCCACAATGAAGAAAGAAAAATGCGCCGCTCTGGTCTATGTCCCGGAGCTCACCCCGGAAGATGTTTTCAGCCACCTTGTGTGTCACCACGCAGACGTTGTACGCGCCAGAAACGCGCAGCGGGCCTACAAGCGCCAGGTTGAACGCAAACACCGCTGTATTGCCTCTATTGTGATCGTCGTGTCCTCGCTCGCTACGGCCGCCACGCTGCTCATCACGAGTGGTGCCATTCACTTCCTGTGATTGGAGGCCGCGCGTGTACAAGTTGTATGACAGTTATCCGGACTTCCCTGCCCTCGTCGGCACGTTTGAAAGCGTCGACGAGGCGCGGGAAGCCGCACGGAAGCTAGACGAAGCAACGGGCGGGAAATTCTTCCCGAGACTCGTCAAGGATGGAAAGGTCATTCAAGATTGGGGGTATTGAGGAATGACGTATGCGACACTGGAAATCATCGCCTCTCTTCTTGAGAAGGAGAAGAACATCCGGGAAAAGGAATGCGAGCTCCTGCGCGAGAAGCTGAATTCTGCGCGCGGCAAAGCGGAAGACGCGCCAGAAGATGACGAACTCTCTCATGTAGCAGAGTTCGCCCGAGCATTGTACGAAAAGGCCAGAAAGAGGCTTCTCAACCATGAACGCGCTTATGAGGACTTCCTTGAGCATGATTTTCGATAGGAAATTTATTTGGAAGTGGGACAAATCCATTTTTTCGGTAGAAACATAGGTGTAAGACAAAACACCATACAGGAGGCCAAAAACAATGAAGAAAGTTGAGGAATTATGGAACGAGTTCGGCGATGTGCCGATGAACCCGGAAACAGAGTGCATTGAGGAAACATGGAACGGGTTCCCAGCCGGAACAAATCGGGAGGAAATTTGGCACTGGTTCGAGGAAACATTCGACGTTCGCGTCGCTGATCTGATGTACGGAGGTATCTGAAATGGGACAGCGTTCACAGATCTATGTCCGCGCGTCCGGGCAGCTCATCGTTGCAAACTACTATCAATGTAACTATGCCGAGCGAATGATTTCGCGTGCTAGATACGGCATTGAGTGCATCGATTCGGTCAAGGACTACAGCCACTGGATTTTTCTCCGCGACGTGAACGTCGAACATTTGCGCCGTATTCTGGACGTAAACTTCGACCTCAAGGACCACCAGACTTCGAGCAAGATCATCGAAGAATGGAAGGACGTTTTTCCAGACAAGCCTTTCAACGATGTCGTGTTCAACTGGCAAGACAATAACGACGGTCAGCTGTTCATCGACTTCACGAAAGACGGGAAGATCTCTTATGCGTTCCGGAAGACGGAAGACATGACGTGCGAAAGCCCGATGTCTGCTGCCGAATACATGGAATGGGATCGTCGGAACTGGCTGGATTGCGAGTCCATGACGAAGGCTGAAAAAGCCACCTGCCGCCGTAACATTGCAGCTATCGATAAGATGGCAAGACTTATGACCGCAGAGGAATTGAAAGAGTTCGTCCATCATGACTACGGGTACAAATCCGTTCAGGAGGCAGACTGACATGACCTTTAGAGATTTCTGTACAGGCTTCCGCGATTACTGGCCGAACTTCGTTGCAAAGCACTGGAACTTCTCACAGTGCAGAAACGGATACAGTGCCGGGTACACGCCGAAATATCCAGAAAAGACAGCAGCGGATTTCGACGTATTTTATAACACTTGCGACGGCTCATGGACACTCTACGCTGGAACAGCGTGCGTCCCGATTATAAGAAGGTTTGAATCCTTCGACAAACTTGCGAAGCAGGCTTGTGAACCCGCAAAATGCCCGTAAGTTCCCGCAAGATACCCGCAAAAAACGTAGATTTTCCGGGACAAATCCGGAATCCAGGTAGAACAGTAAATGTAAGCAATCACACAACAACAATTATTTTATGGAGGTAAAAACAATGGCAAAGGAAACCAAGGAAACCAAGGAAATCAGACGGTACATCAAGCTCACGTTTATCGAGCCGGTGCTGGGTACCTGGCCGAGCAACGAGAATGTTGCGCGTGACTTTATCGCGTCCAAGGCCCCGGACGCAAGCACGATTGAGGATGAGGTCGCAGCGGTCGGCGTAGATGCCGTCGCAGACAAGGCAATGACGATCTTCCCGCGTGTCGATGGTAAGCCCGTGTTCTATGATTATCAGATCAAGGGATTTTTCAAGGACACCTGCAGTGCCCTGGCTCGTGCGAAGTACACGAAGTCCAGCACACTGAAAGCGTATAAGAAGGTCATCGACGGTATGATTTTCCCATTCCCTCGCGCGATTCCCATTGATGTCCATGGCGAAATTGGAGAGTGTCAGCGTCCGCTTCGTGCGCAGACCGCACAGGGCGAGCGTGTGAGCCTCGCAAACTCCGAGGAAATCCCGGCCAAAAGCACGATCAAGTTCGGCGTGACACTCGCAGATCCTGCGCACGAGGCGTTGCTGAAAGAATGGCTGGACAACGGATTCTTCCGTGGCCTCGGTCAGTGGCGGAATTCTGGCAAGGGTCGCTTCGTCTACAAGATGCTCGATGAGGAAGGCAACAACCTCGGCGGAACGGAAGAAAAATTTGGTCGCATGACGGAGGAAGCGAACTTCTTCCCGGAGGAAAAGGCGGGCTGATAGGCCCGCCGAACGGGGCAATGGAAATGCGTCGCCCGGCCCAGCCTGGATTGGCATCGCAAAGGAGCAGCACTGCTCAGCGAAGCTCAGCGCAGCAAAGGAAAAGCGAGGTAGCGCAAGGCGTAGCAACGGAGAGGTGGAGCGCCGCACAGTCAAGAACTGCATAGGCCCGGCTGAATTCTGTTTTGGGACGTGAAGATCAGCGAAGGCTTCGCGGGGCGATGCGTATCTCAGCAACGCAAAGGAAAAGCGGAGACTGGCGTAGCGCTGAAATGGAGCGGCTGGGAGATGTTTCGCATAGTGAAGGCGAAGTATTGAGAAGCAGTGACCAGGAAACAGCCCACAAGCCCCTGCCTTTAGGCATGGTGATAGTCTAAACATACGGTAGGGCGGGACACGCCCGAACCTATACGCTCGGGGAGACTATGTAAGACGCCACTACGGTGCAACGGTCGCTGAACTGAGAATCCCTCGGCTTTAGCCGTGGGGAGTGTCAAACGCGATGGCTGGGCATCGAAATGAGTCGCCTTGATGCGCCCGGAAAAGCAACGGCATTGCAGGGTGAAGCAACGCGTAGCGGAGGCAAGGCAGAGTGCAGTCGTGCTTGGTATAGCAAAGGAATGGCAAAGCAGTGCACAGAAATGCAAGGGTGAAGGACTGAGCTGCAAAGCATTGTTTGGCAATGGCATTGAGATGAATCGAAGCGCGATGGACTTGCTCGGTACTGCGCAGCAAAGGCTCTGTGAGGGTTAGCTTTGAGACGCGAAGCAATGGCGATGCACCGAGAAGCCGGGAGAGGCCAAGGAACGCAATGGTTCTGCACTGCTTTGAATCGCAACGGCGTCACATAGCATGGAAACGCATGGCGAAGCAAAGGCAAGGCGGAGAGTAGCTACCTACTGCTGAGGAATGCAAAGGATTAGTTGAGAAGCGAGTAGCCACGCAAAGGTAAGGCTAGGAAGGGCTAAGCGTAGCGACGCATCGGCACAGTGTATAGTGTGGCCGGGCGCTGCAATGGCAGAGCGAGGCGTGGCCTTGCGGAGAAAAGCAGTGGCGAAGCAACGCGAGGAAAAGCAAAGATTAGCAACGGCATAGTACAGTATCGAATGGTCGGGTTATGCAAGGGAATGGCGACGAGTCGCACGGACCGGCACAGCGCGGCAGGGCATAGCAGAGGCATGGAACTGCGAGGCGATGCACGGGTTTGCGAAGGGAAAGCGGTGCAAATCGAAGTGCGGAGCGGCAACGAAAACGTAAAGGAATGCCACGCAGTGTGATGGATAAGGATTGCATGGGAACGCTCTGAAACGCGAAGGTGAGGCGTGGCTTGGTAAGGAGATGAGCCGCGCCGATATGCAAAGGCAGGGAAGGGTAATGCAAAGAAATGCAACGGATGAGCAAGGATAGGCACAGGGCAGCGATGTCTGGCAATGGGAAGGCGACGTCCGGTAACGTGACGCGAGGGCTTTCAACTGTCTGCGAAAAAATTTTTTGATGTCTATTGGGTGCTAAAAACGCTCAAGGAGACGTTCGCTCTGCATAATGTTCTGATACCGCATATATTTCCGAACTTGCCAGAACATTTTAGCTAAAAACAATATGACCTAAATCATTTGGAGGTCCGAGTAAAATAAAAAGTGTAAGGGGGATTTCAAGTGGCGTTCCCAAATGGATATGAAAAGTTCCGCGAAGCGATGATTGCTTACGAAGACAACCTGAGAGCGATCGGGCGCGCAGAAACAACAATCGAAAACGAAGAGCGGATTTTCAAATACTTCTCCGGCTTCATGCTGGAAAATGGCCGGTGGGACAAGCGCGAAGAGAGTTTCATAGACATTCAGGCGTGGCGAGACCAGCTGCGGCGTGACGGGAAAAAGCCGTCGACAATTAAGCAGTATCTGAAAGTTCTGAGCAGCTTCTACAAGTTCGCCTCTTCCGCGCAGCTCGGAGACAAGCGCTGGTACGATCAGAATCCCGTTGGTGCCCTACTTTTGCCGGACACCAAAAAGCGGGACAAGCGCCCATATGACGAACTTCTCACAGACGAGCAAGTTCTTCTCCTGTGGCGGAACAATCCTCCGCAAAAGCTCAGACGGCCAGAATATTGGGAGCGGAATTACGCCATCGTCGTTCTGCTGCTGACTACAGAGATCCGCAACAGGGAGCTTCTGTCGCTCACGCCGAGCGACCTGGACTGGGAAAACTCAGAGCTGATCGTCGAGCATGGCAAGGGTGATAAATACAGGTCCGTGGACTTCCCTCTCCTCGCGCAAACCGCCATGCGGATTTATCTGAATAGTGGAATCCGACCAGAGACTGCAGGAGACCATGACCCGCTCTTTGGGACAGAGGCAACCAGAGACTTTCAGGGAGCCAACAAAGGCGCGGAGTGGCACGCAGGGACGCGACAGTGGCTCTCAAACGTGGTCCGGCGTCATGTGAAATCCGTAACCGGTGTAGATGATATCCGATCTCACGACCTGCGGCACATCGGTGCGCGGCTTGACCTGAACAGCGGGATGAGCATTGAGGAACTGCAGTCAAAACTTGGGCATGAGTCAGTTTCAACAACACAGATCTATTCCGGCAAACTCACCAGCCGCAAGAAGCGGCGCATGACAAAGATAGTGCTGGAAGAAAAAGACCGTCAAGCTCAAAGAAATATCGAACGTTTGGAGGTTAACGGAGATAATTTTTTCGGGCAGCTCCGGTTGAAGCAATTCCAGCAGCCGGAGACAGCGTAGGCAAAACCAAGAAAACCAAGAAAACCAAGAAAACGAACAGTCAGAAGGCCAGCGGGAAAAACCAAGAAAACTAAAACTCGCCGGGTTCCGTTCAACCCGGTACACGATGGGAGCAGGTGCGCGGGATAGCTCACGACCATACCGTATCGGTTCAAATCCGATTCCCACCACCAGCCGCAGTTTTTTCATTTGTTTTCCTGCGGCACGGCATATGGCCTCCTTTCTGATAAAGAAAAGCGTCACCCACGTAAGCGCAGACGCTCGCTGGAACATGTTAGAGATTCCGGTGCTCTGATTTGAGAAGATCAGCTGTGGGTTTCGGTCAAGAGCGCACCCGAAGCCGTGTAAAACGGGGTGCAGCACCCAGCATTGGTGTAGCGGTAGCACATCAGTCTTCCAAACTGAGAGCGCGAGTTCGAGTCTCGTATGCTGGTCCATGCGGTAGAGTGTAGCGCAAAGAAATTTCACAAGAAGTAGCGAGGATAGGCCGTCCACCGGATTTGCAACCGGTGTGTTCGATAAACTACAATCGCTGAAGGTAGCTATGGACTGTGTTATTTCTTCGGTCATGCGCGGCCGAGCACTCTATCGCAACCACATGGGCATTACGGCGGGCCCAGGGAAAGTTTTGAAGTTCCAAAGGCTTGGTGAAATGATATATCCGGCCAACCGCTCGGCCTGTAGGTAGTGCAAGTACGACAGGGCGCAGAATTACAGTAGCTGGCTCCGGCTTAATGGTGAAAGCAAACGGATGCGACCGATGCACCGGCGCAGGGCTGAAAAGTTCCGTGGTCAATTCCCTCTTGGCTTCCAGACGGCTCGCTGTGAGGCGTGAAAGATGGAAGAAAAACTGGTGTGGCGACGCAGACCAACGGCGCAATGCCGCGTCTAGGCGTTGAGTAATGGCGGCTCTGGGGGCCAAGAGTGATTGGCTGTGACAAAATGGAGGAAACTTATGAACGGAGAAATAATTCCTGTTGTTCTTCTTGGAAGTCTCTTCTTTGTACTTCCACTTGTCCTTTATGTGGAATGCGAAATCAATAGCTGAAGGCTGACCATCCGATGCTACGAGGCAGCGAAAAATCCTTGGTAATACTAGTCAGGTCAAGGTTGCAAGGCGGGGCATTGTGCCGCTCAAAGAGCGAGATTGTGCGAAGGCTCATAGCGCGGTGATGACACTATTCCGCGCAATATAGGGTAACGGTTATCCTTGGAGGTGCAGCGGGGTTCGAGTCCCCAAACGGTCAGGTTCGACTCCTGATCGTGCATGGTGCAAAACCTCCAGCCAATACGGCAGATGAATTCGAGCGGCCTCGGAGCCTGTCTTGAAAATGGAAGCAATCCGTGATGTGACAATCTAAGCGTGGAAGACGGCCAAAATGGATGCGTGGCCGAATGGAAAAGGCAGCAAGGGTATGCGGTGCAGGAAAGCGCGGCACACTCAAACCTATTGGGGTTTAAGTAGCCACCTCGGACGGGAACAAAGCTCGTCGCATACTGCCTGCACCATGCGGGGTTCAAATCCCCGCCGCATCCACCAAAGCGCCCTTTTGTGGGAGTCGTGGCGCTTTCTACAAATAAAGTTCAACCCTCCGCGGCCACTGCGTCAGTGTGGCAACACGCGGCATTTGGTAAAGGGCAGCGACGAGTAACTGGCCCGAGGCAGTTCGATTCTGCCGAGCCGCACCAGCGAAGTCTGCAAATCTGCATGGTTAGTATCAGCTGCTACGGCCGATGTAGAGAAAACGCCGTTTAAATGACGCAGATAAGGCGCTTCGCACCATGCCCGCCATCGGATGACTTCCCCCGATGGAATGAAACCTCCGCATCTGGCAGCGGTGTCGTCGGGTTGATATAGCCGATAGCGAAGTTTGGGAGTAAACAAGCGAAATGGGAACTCCCCACTCAGAAGGAATCATCAAATCATGCTTTAAGCGGAAATGCCGCTTACTCGACCGGGGCCTGCTCTGGTCAAGGTTACAGGTTGGTTCGGCGGGACGCCGCTGCATGAGCCTGCATACAGGGGTATCGCCAAGCGGTCTAAGGCATGGGACTTTGACTCCCAGATTCGCAGGTTCAAATCCTGCTGCCCCTGCCAGCCGCCCGTTGGGGTTCTCCGCGCGAGATCATAACAAGGTGGATTCATAACGCTGCACAGCAGGCCCGCCGCTGGCCGGCATTGGGCATACCGCAGGACCACCGGCCAAAGACGCTGACCCACAGCGTCAAAGGAGAACGAGGCATAAGCGCAGCTATATGGGCCAGAAAACGGGATAGTAGCCACGCTGCAAAATATGATGGTGCTACGCAGTGATCTTAGATGAAAATCTTTTGAATGACCATACCAGCTGTAGTTAAATGGAGTTTGATGAACAGCCATCATATCCCCTGCGCTTGATGCGTAGGCTGCCGAAGCCAATTTGTGTTTCGGCCAAAAAGGTAAAGGTCAAGCGGATATAGACCTTCGTAGAGACGGCACAAGTCCATTTTGGAACGTCCCGTTCAGTTTGCCGGGAAAGACTCACTAGTGGTCGAACTGGATGAATCCGCACTTGTTCGTAATGCTTGGGGCGAACTGAAATCCGCCAAGCTAGGCAGCACCTTTGGGAACGCTTTCAGGACTGCTGATACATAAGCGCCGGTGCGCAATCACCTAATTTGCCGTTGGTTTGCGCGCAAAACCTCACGGCCGGTACGTTAAGCCGGGATTGATGGGCCGTTAGCTCAACGGTAGAGCAAGCCGCTCATAACGGCTCGGTCGTAGGCTCGACACCTACACGGCCCACCATTCATTCTTGAGAAAGGAGGATTACACATGAACAAGGAAGAACTCGTTCAGGCAGTTGCCAGCAAGACCAACATGCCGAAGACCGCCAGTTTGGAGGCCATCGATGCCGTTTTCGCAGCAATCGAAGAATCTCTCATTGCGCACGAAGATGTCACTATCGCTGGTTTCGGAAAGTTCACTGCGAAGTACCAGAAGGCCAGAACCGCGAGAAACCCGGTCACGGGTGGAACGGTCGACGTTCCGGCAAAATTCTCGGTCAAGTTCTCGGCAAGTAGCGTACTGAAAAAGGCCGTCTCAAAGTGAATCATGGGGCTATTTTGCCCCTCTACATAATATAAAAACTACGGAAAGGATACAATTTTATGTTAGATATCAAAATCCATCGCGGCGATATTTTCTGGATTCGTCAGGACTATAGTGCCGTTGGCTCCGAGCAAAAAAAGAATCGTCCGGCGATCATTGTCAGCAACGACAAAAATAATACATATTCCGAAACTGTAGAGATTGTTTATCTCACAACCGCTGAGAAAAAGCCCATGCCAACACACGTTGCTATCGAAACGATGGGCAAGCAGTCTACTGCACTTTGCGAGGCCATCTACACAATCGATAAGGGACGCTTGGAGAACTACTACTGTACATTAACGACCGAGGAAATGAAACTCGTTGACCAGGCTGTTCTCGTCTCCTTGGGGCTTACGGCCCCACCTATTTGTACCGTAGCCGCATCACAAGAGCAGAACCCGAAAAGGTCTGTGTTCCGATCAACCCGCCATTTGGTTTGGAAGATGTACTCCGCGCAGTGCAGAAGGAACGCGATACACTGCTTGCGCAGAAAGAGATCTACGAGAAAATCTGTGCCGCCGCACTGCCGCGTTGGCCGAAGGAGGTTGAGTTGGGCGCATGATTTATCTTGACCACGCAGCTACTTCTCCTGCGCTTCAATGCGCAAAGGTCGCCTTCAACGCGGTTTCAGCAACAATATGGGGAAATCCGAACTCTCTGCACTCCTTCGGGCAGGACGCCAGAAAGATGCTGGAATCCTCCAGAGAGATTGTGGCGCGGTGCTTGGGGTGTGAGCCGGAACAGGTGTTCTTCGTTTCCTCTGCAACAGAAGCTTGCAGGATTGCAATCACGAGAATGACGGAATCATGCAAAAAGGTCCATGTAACGAAAGTAGAACATGCAGCCGTAACCAGCATGACAGACCGCAAGGTATATAGTGACCGCCGGAACGATAATCGTGGTTTTGTGCATATCCACACTAACAACGAAACTGGCGAAATATACGATTTGAAAAGTGCTTTTTCAGGGTATGATTTGACGTTCTCTGACTGTACTGCAGCTATGGGGAAACAAAAAATCAATTTCCGTGAAAGTGGCATAAACTTCATATGCGGATCAGGGCATAAGATCGGCGCTCCGGTTGGAATTGGTGTTCTGATTGCAAAGAACCCAGCGGACATCACTGAACGTTTCCATTTTGGCACACCATCTGTTCCCCTTGCTGCCGCATTTGCATCGGCATTGGAGTTCCGCACCAAAGAAATAGATTTGTTTGCTGGCGTAACAGAATTCTTGCATGACCGCCTGATTGATGGTATCATGAATGAAATACCAGACGCGCAGTTCAACGGTTGTCCGTGCTTCTGGCATCAGATGGAGCAATCTCCGTACATCGCAAACATCTCTTTCCCAGGCATCGAAAACCACGCGCTTGTCCTGCGGCTTGCCGCTGATGGCCTGATGGTTTCTTCCGGCGCGGCGTGTTCCAGCGGTGACAATGAGCCATCTCGCGTGCTTCTTGCTTCCGGGTATTCTGAGGAACGTGCACGGTCAGCTATCCGTTTCAGTTTCGATTACAAACTTGATTTCGATGCAAACGATATGGGCAACAACTACGGGTTGAACATCGAACGCGATGCAAGAATCATCGACGAGGCCGTGAATATCGTGGCGCAGAACGTGCGGGAAATGAAAAAAAATTCGTCCACGCGGGACAAATCTGATTTCCCAGTAGAATCATAACTGTAAGCCCTCACGGGCACATCAAAAAAATATAGGAGGCAAAACAAATGGCAATGGATATTCAGGATATGGTGGCTGCAATGCTGGCCAAGGATGAAGCTTTCCACGGAAACGAGCTGGTCCCCGCGAAAGTTGAGGTCTACAACAAGCTCAAGGAACACGGAGCTGCGATTGCGAAGGCGCTGCGTACTCCGTGGCACGCGGACGATCTGGAGGTACGGGATCGGAACACGTTCGTCTACGTCGACTTCCCTCTCCCGGTCAACATTCTCAATGACAGCATCCGCAATCGCATTTCTGAAATGTACAAGCTGGCCGATATGGTAACGCTCGCCGATGTCAACTGTCGGCTGCGCATGACCTTCACGGTCGCAAACGTCTGGAAAGAGTGAGTGGATATTATGACGAAACAGGAACGCCTTATCGTATCGGCTTATACTGGCGTGTTGATGTGTGGCTTTTGGGAGTTTCACAACTATGTGGAGCAGCTTTTGCAGCGTCCAGTTTTCACGCACGAGCTTGCAACGGAAGATGTGCAAAAAGAGATTAAGGAAAAGGCGCAGCCGGCATTTTTGATGTTATGCCAGGAGGATTAAGAGAGATTTAAATAGAAAATTGGAGGCAGCCATGAAGAAACTTTCAGAGATCATCCCCGGAAAAACTTTTGAGTTCGCAGGTAAGAGATTCGTTGTTTTGCTTCAGGGTGATGGCGCTGCGCTTGTACTGCTGGCGCAGAGCACGGAAAAGCTTCCCTTCAATGACAGAGTGGACATAGAAAAACTCAGCGATTATACCTGCTCTGATTTGAAGGAGCACATTGACAAATGGGTAGAAAAACTGCCGCGTACTCCCGAGGAATCTGCAGCCATTCTCCCGTTTGAAGTTGACCTGAGTTGCCTCGACCGCGGTATGACTTATGGAAATATCACGGTCAAAGCAGCGCCCCTTACGCTTTGGCAGCACCGACAATTCGAAGACATAATTCCCGAAAACAAGGATGACTGGTGGCTCGTCACGCCGGCGGTCAGCACGCGGGTTCCCATTACGAACCCCGATGTATTCTGCCTTGTGTGGCGTGTCTGGAAAAGCGGAGACAGGGGCATTGGAGTTGCATATATGCCGCAGGGCGTCCGCCCCGCCTTGCTGCTCAAATCTGATATCAACGTATAGGGAGTGAATGTATGGGAGGTAAACTCCACACGAACGTTGTCAAGAACCGCTACACATTCCTTGTTGTGTACGATGACAAAGATAACGAAGAAGTCACAGTCGAAGCCGAAAGCGTGGGTGCAGCAGCGTTAATGTTGCCGCATCATCGGAGAGGCGCAGTGCTTTTGAACAGCACGCCATTGGAAGTAGAGGGCAATAAACATGGATGAAAATCAGGAAATGAAGCGGTTTGCTGACCGTCTCTGGGACTACTTCAAACCGAAAATTGAAGAACTGACAAGATCGAACATTTGGTATTTCCGGGCGCAGGTCACACGAGTGGCTGCAAACGGCAAGATCACCATTCAGCGAGCATTCGATAAAGAAATCGCTCTCCCCTACGTCTCCAGCATGGAGAATGCAGCTGTCGGCACGCAGGTCACTGTCTTCGTTCTCGGCAGCAGCATGACAAACGCTGTTATCGTCGGGGACGGGACGTTGAGCAATCTTTAAAGATTGGAGCGTGCCGCATGAACAAACTATATGTTTGCGAACAAAGAGGAATCTGTGCCGGACTCCCCGGTGATCCAGTCGCGCGGTTGCTGCAAGCACAATATAGGCTCCAACAGCTCTGCCGAAATTGGGTTGGGCCTATCCACGCGACTCCACCCACCCTTGAGTGGTTTGCACAAACTTTTGATATTCCTAGCCCATTCCAGAATGGCATACCAAAAGGCTGTGATGAAATAACGTATCTTGGCTTCAAAGTCATTTTTGACGAATGTCTTGAGGATGGAGTCATATTTTATGACGAAAGTTGGAAAGAACGAAAGACGTTGGGTCACGCGAAAGAAGACGATTTCTGCAGTTATGGCGAAGAAAAAACCGGGAGGAATTAACCTCCCGGTTTTTTCATACCTTTTTCACGTATGCTTTGTAGACATAGCCTTCCTTGCCGGACACGGTTCTGACGTAGTACCAGCTCTTCGTCTGATATCCGTACCATGTGACCGTTTCTCCGTATTTCAGGACAAATCGGACTTCACTGCTGGTAGATGCGGTTGCACGAAGATTCAATTCACTGGCCTTGACCTTCATCTTTACGCCGTTCGCTGCGGATTTATCCGTCTCAATCCAGTTTTCCGACTTCACAGGCTTCGGCTGAACGGCATGATTGCCATATTGCCGTTTGCTAAGATAGTTGCCCTTACCGCTTTTGAGCCAGATCGCCACAAATCCACGAAGCTTGTTGGGGCGTGCCCACGCAGCAGTTGGTGTGACGTAGCTGCTGGAAGCTCCGCCGTCAAGGTTGATTGCGAATTCGTACTTCTCAGCGACGAACTTGTTTGCAACAACGTCCATCGGGACCTGTTTCTCTGTGACGATGATGCCGAGCACCTTACCCTTCAGCCCCATGGCTGTCCGGTACTTGTTGCCTTCAAGGCCCTTGGGAACCGTGAATCCCTTTACACCGTTCTGGACTATAGCGGGGTAGCCCCCGACTGCATCGGGCGACGTGACGGCTCCACGGGCCTCCTGAATGGGCATCTTATAGTCCTTGAAGCCGATGAACGGCTGCCACCCTTGATATTCCATCGTTCCCTTGTGCTTTACGCCGGATGCCGGCGTGTACTTGCCGTAGTTGAAGAGTTCCGCATTGATGACGATATCGGGGAATCTGTCATTCCATGTAGCGCGAATTGCAACACTGCCGGTTGTTTCCCCTCTCGCGTCTGCCATTTTGATATGCTCAATTCGGTCAATACGGGAAAACGGGACCTCGGCGAAGATGCCACCTTGGAACTCAGAATACTTCACTGTCGTTGGGGTTGAAGAAGTTGACGTAGTGGGCTTAGAATCTTCGCTGCCAAGCACGTCCCAATTAGGACGGCCAATTCCACCGATGGAGGCAGAATTTCTGTAGTACCACTTTTTAAAAACGCCGCCGCCATTCGCAATCACAGTGTTGCTACCGGAACTGGTGTTCCCCTCAATGGTATAGACCCGCGCATTATCGACCTTATACACGATGCCAGTGTGCGTCATGCTTCCTGGCTTTCCGAAGAAAATCTGGTCGCCCTCCTGCACTTCTGCGACAGGAACGGCCTTCCCTGCGGCTTTGTAGTAGTTATACGATTCCGTACAGCCAGCACCATAGCCGCCCTTCGGTTGACAGGTTGCTTTCATGCCGAGTGCAAGTCCGAATGCCTTGATAAAGCACCAGTCCACAAACATATCACACCAGGGGAGTCCCTGCTTGGGGGCATGATACGTCCCCCACTGCTCATGGTCACGGGCGTACTTCGTGTAGTTGTTTCTGCCGGCATTCGCAGTCTTGCTGTCGAGCTCTGCGTTCGTCGCTTTTTCCAGATAACCCTCTTCAGTTGCCGCAATGTCGAGCAGCTTTTTCTTTGCTTCCTGAATGGTCATTTGATATTCCTCCTTTTGCGAGGCTAAAGCCCTATTCCTGACTACCGTTCGGTGTTCTGTTCTTATCTTCGCTCTTGGCACTCTGATATCCGAAGTAGAACGTCAGAACCATCACTATGATGGAATAAAAGTCCTTCGGCTCTACCTTGTCACGAAGTGCCATTGCAACAAACGCACCCGTGAGTACAATCGTTACGAGTGACTTGACCTTAAAAAGGTTCTCGATGATGACTTGCCACCAGCTGTTTTTCATAATAGTTTCCCTTCTCAGTCTTTAAGGACTGCTTCAATGATTCGTGCGGTTGCATCCAAGCCATGCTTTTCCGCCAGTTCCCGTACAAATATGAGTGCGTACTTGCTTCTATTTTCGTTCTTTGCTTTCCAGAAATAAAATCCGGTAGCTGCAGAAACCTCTACGATCCACCCGCAGAGTACCGTTGCAGCAGCTGCTTTATCGTCAGCAGCCAGGAAAATGACGATAAACACAACAAGCATCAGATACGAGAAAATGAGAATGCGTTTGCTCCATTCCATTCCTTTTAAGACACCACTTCCCATTCGTCCACTTCCTTCTTGATTTTTTCGATGAAAGAATTGCCCTTGAGTGCCTTGTATGCCTTGTACGAATATTCGAAATTTTCGGCTTCGTACTGGCGGATCTTTTGTGTGTCCTTATTCTTGTAATAGGTGTGCAGCATGTCAGAACGAAGTTGACACTTCATTCCGGCCTTGATCGCGCTATCCCCCATGACCCACTCACGGATTGGCTTAACCAGAACCACCAGTACAGCGCCAATCGTAGTAATCCCACCAAAGATGGTCACGATATCTTTGAAAGTTTCCATTGCTTTTCTCCAATCATTCGATATTGACGAAGCAAAAGAGAGCCGCGAACGCAGCCATCTTTTGCTTCGCTCGCGGCCCTCTTCGGCCCTTCTGCGCCGCCCTTTCAGCGCAGGACACTATGGTTTTTTATTTCACAGCGGGAGGTGGAATCCACTTGCCGCAGAAGAAATGAATACAGGCACTGATTCCGTATGCTGTGTCGGTGAATGATCTGCACAGTTTTGCTCCATGGTTGTTGAGCACGGGACCAATCTCACTCATCGTTTGCGCCCTTTCTGGCTTTTCGCCGTGTCACACGTTCAATCTGCCTGCTTGTCTTCTTGAACTGGGTTCCTTTGCAGACCCAGTACAAATTCGTTTCCTCAATTACGTCGAAGGTCTCTCCGGATTTGAGTTTGAGAATGTATTGCGCAGTTTTCCTTTCATTGACACTCCCCACGGCTAAAGCCGGGGGATTCTCGTTTCTACGACCGCTGCCTGCACCTGCGAGGTCTACGCAATCTCCACGAGCGTTAATTCGGGCGTGTCCCGCCCTATTGTTGATTTCCATAATGATTCCTTTCTACGCCATTAGGCGCATTCCTTCGTTTAAAATGTTCTTTGCTGCGTTGATGTCCCGGTCATGGCGCGTCTCACATTCCGGACACATCCATTCCCTCACTGCCAGATTCTTTGTGCTGGTATTCCGATACCCGCAGCAGGAACATAGCTGACTGGATGGGAAGAACCGGTCTATCGCTATGATCTTTTTCCCATACCACGCAGCCTTGTACTCTAGCTGCCGCCTGAACTCGCCCCATGATGCGTCGCTGATGGACTTCGCAAGGCGATGGTTCTTGACCATGTTCTGCGGTGCTAAGTCTTCGATGCAGACTACATCGTTCTCCCGGATGAGTTGCGTTGACAGTTTGTGCATCATGTCGCTGCGCTGGTTTGCGATATGCTCATGCAGCCGTGCCACCTGAAGCCTCGCTTTCCCGTGCCGGTTGCTCCCCTTTGGTTTTCGGGAGAGCAGCCGTTGTAGTCTGGCAAGTTTCTTCTGGCTCTTGGCTAAATAACGCGGGTTTGGATATTCCGTTCCATCTGACGTAATTGCGAATGCTTTCAGCCCCATATCAACGCCGATAACACAGCCTGTCTTTGGAAGCGGCTCAATCTCCACATCAGTGCAGCAGAGCGATACGAAGTATTTCCCGCTGGGATTCTGAGATATCGTGGCCGATAAAATGCGCCCTTTGACTTCCTTTGAAACCCGACACTTGACATGTCCCAACTTTGGAAGCTGGACTGCATTTTCAAAAATCTTGATGTTGCAATTCGTCGTGTAACTCTGTCTATGGTCGCGCTTGCTTTTGAACTTTGGAAAACCGGGCTTCTCACCGTTCTTTACTCGGCGAAAAAAGTTCTTATATGCAGCGTCCAAGTATTTCAGCGCATTTTTTAAAGCGCACTTATCTGGTTCTTGTAGCCATTCGAGTTCCTTTTTTAGTGCAGTGAGTTCCTTGTCCTGCTGAAAACGTGTAGGAGATTTCCCAGTTTCTCTATACTGCGCGATACGCTCAGCGAGAAAGTAGTTATACACAAACCGGACACATCCGAAAGTGTGCTGTATTAAGTTTCTCTGAGCCGAATTTGGGTACAGCCTAAATTGATAGGAATATTCCATACTTTCACTGCTCCTCGCATTCAGTGGACTTGCAGCCCTTTACCCCATGTCTAAAGGCAGGGGCTTGCGGGCTCCTTTCAGCCATTTCAGCACCCCCTTCCTCACTTCGGCCAGCTCGTGATCGTCGCAATCGGGAAGTCAGCAACCGATACGGCGTTGATTGTCATTGTCCCGTTGCTGGTAAGTGGACGTGTGAATCCTTGAATCAGATGCCGTTCTACCGGTGAAGACGGTTTGTCCGTCCTAACGATTTCAACAAGACTGTTTTCAAATATATGCATCATCTGTATGCACTGAATTGATACTGCTTTCTGCAGAACTGTCGTTCTTTTCAGTTTCCACTCAGCGAGATCTCTGCACTGCGTCGTGGTATAGTATCCGGACGCAGTTTCCCGATAGGTTTTTCTACCTATGAGGTTGATGTTTGTATCGCTGCTCGGGTCAAGATTCTGCGCTCTTCCGGACGCCTGCGGATAGTTATCAGTCTGCTCGCCAAGGACGATATAGTCATTGAAAACCTCCGTGTTTTTGACCGTGTAAGTCGCACCAAGAAGCTGTGCCTCATCCATTGAGAACTGCCAGAGAATCGGCTTGTCCGTATCAACGATGTCATCCTGCGACGGTTCCATTCTGAATGTTCCCGTTTGGTCGTACCCTACCCATGCGTTTACCATCTCCGCCATGCCGAGTGCAACATCCGCGATTGTTCCGTCGTCGCTGTCTACACGCAGCGTGTATGGCGAGTCTGTCAGCGCAGCTGTCGTGCCATCCGGAAGCGCCTGCGTCTTCCCATTGTAGTAGTTCGTGAAAACCGGCGTCACATGGTCAATGGGGTATCCGTTGCCCTTGTCGAGCTTCAGGAGCGCCGCCACGGGTTCAAAGATATTCGTCCCTACCGGAACCTCATATGTTGCTTCAAGCCGCCCAAACAGGCTTCCATCAATGTATGCCCACTTGTCTACAAGCGGGTACGTCATGGTTCGAAGATTGGGGTTCATCGTCTCCTGCGGTTCTTGGATGTAGAAGACACCCTGCTGGATGTAGTATTCCGAACCATCCGAGAGAATGAGTCCTTCATCGATTGCCACCTGCTGACCGAACCAGATATTGTTGACATTATAGTCATACTCGGCGTCTACGTTCGAAAGCGTTATGCTCGCTGTCCTTCTCTGGCCGTTTTGCAGATTGCAGGTGATGCTTCCCTCTTGAATGAACGTGCCATTTCTCCGTCCGAGCGGATTATTATCGAGCGCAAAGGCTGTACTTCCATCCGGTTGCAGGAAACGAATCCGACAGAGCTTTGTAAATGGCGTGCGCAGCTGCGCAAGATAGTCTCTGACTCGTTCCGCGTGCTCGCCAGCATAAACATATCCGGGTGTCGGATCAGGCGTAGGAGGCTGCGGCGCATTCTTTTGCCAAACCGGATAAAACGTAGCAACTGCGTCTGTCATGTATGTGCCGCCAAGGTCATATGCTTTCTCCCCGACGTCCGTTGTGGCCCAACCGACTTGGGTGTAGCCATCACGGCCGAAGATGGCTCCAGCAAGTGTAAGCGGTTCGCCTTGGTTTTTGGTCACAGATTGCGCCGTTCCCGTGCCGTTCATTCCGGGGAGGTAGGTTATGACATAGGTTGTGGCTATCGAGTAGCTTCCATCAGCGTTCTTGATGACCTTTGTATCTGATTTAACGACGAACGCAGGCCGGATGCCTTTGGATTCCGTCTGCGCTGCCCATCCGCCGCTACCGGCCGTATCCTGATACCAAACTGTCGTTGCTCCGGTATCGGGCTGCGTTCGTGTCCACCAGTTCGCTGCCGCCCCGTTCAGATAGGCAATGAGCGCTTCTTTGCTGCTGTTTTGTTCGAAATATTCAAGCTTTGCACCGTCGATTGCTTTTGCACACATATGGTATCACCACCTCCTAGAAACACCATGCCGCCGCGATACCGTCCACCTCGGACGCGACGCTCCAGTCCGCTTCACCGCTCCATCCAGTTCTGTCAAAGCAGGTGGTGCTGTTGAGTCTCGGCGAGCGCAGATACCACGCGCGGTTTTTCTCCCGGTTGGCCGCCGTCTTGTAATACTCGTACTGCGTGCCCTCGCCTGGATAGGAGAATGTCCGTGTGCCCTGTACCTCGATCTCCGACAACAGGAACAGCGTGTCCTCCGTCGTGTCGATGGCCGAGCTGGCGCTGCCTGCCGAGGTTTTCTTCGTCACGGCTTTCATCGCAGCCACGACCTCTGCCGGCATCACCTGTCTCAGCTTCGGGAATGCATTGTACGCTCGCACTAGACAGTTCACCCAACCACAGCTATTGCTCTCTGCGCCGTTCATCTTATACTGCGTCGCGTAGGTCGTGTGCATCTGGAACGTCAGCGGAGCCTTACCCGAGCCGTCGGCGTAGTCATCGTGATTCTTGCCGATGATGTCGATTGCGTAGGTATTGTTGTCGATTGTCATGTTGCAGCTGTCGCCGACGTTCCATGTGTCAGGAACTTCTTTGTTATGCACAGCGGCAATGATGTCGGGCCAGCTGTTCTCGGAGAATACAGCCTTGATTGAAACGACGCTAATCGCTTGTGTCGTGGTCGCAGTAACATCAAACTCTGTAAAGCTGATTGTAATCGCGGTATCACCCGTCGCGGCGACCGTGGGCGAGTACGTGAATCCAGTTGTCACTTCTCTGGTCGCGCCATTGGAATACGTTGCTTCCAGTACCATTCCGGAAACGTCAATGGTCTCGTCCGCTTTATATTCAGTCATGGTCGGTGGTGTCTTTACCGCAATGCCGGAAAGCTTAATTCCTCCAGATTTCTTATAAATCGTGTTTACAATCATATAGCAGCCTCTTGAATGCTAACCAAGATATTGATATCGTCGGTTGGGATTGTATCGCATGTAAAGGTCAGAAAGTTTTCCGCCTGCGAGCGAAGCCAGACACCGGCTTCGTAGTATGCATCCTGCATGGACGAAACAGGAGCAGCTTCAATCAACTGCTTCGTTTCATCAGCGGAGATTCCGTCAACAACAATAGATTGCTGCATTGTAGCGCCGTCCCACGCGGAAGCCGGAAGTGTTGCCTGTGCGATCTTCACCATAGCAAGGACGACGTTTTCCTTCGTCGGGACTGCTAGATCGTTATCGTATTTTGAAAGGTTCTTCATTTTACACCTCCAACCATCTGCATCAAACAGCACCCCAAAAGAATTTCTGAGGTGTTCTTTGATGCCCCCGGATTTCTCCGGGGGCTATAACGTGCAAATCAGCCGATTGCAACGACCTTGTAGGTGCCAGCCGCCAGAGTTGTAGCAGTGGAATCAGTTTGGTTGATAACAACAGTGATGCTGTTGTCCTCGTTCAGAGAGACATCCGCAATTACCATGTCGTTGGTAGCAGCTTCGTACACCTGAACCAGCATCGGGAACGTGGGGCCGTTAGCCTGTGCCGCAATGGTCCACGTGTAAGCGCCGCCTGCAGCCGTCAGGACGGGGTTGTTAGTGCTGTACTTCTTGAGGTGTACCGGCATAGCCTGCCAAGTCGGTGCAGCGCCTGCGCCGCCAGAAACCAGCATCTGGCCTGCCTCGCCAGCCTCAGTGGGAGCGAAGAAGGACGGGTCCTTCGTTTCCGTACCATTGAGCGTGATGGTGTTGTTGGTAGCACCTTCGGCAACAGCATCCAGTTTGTTCTTGTCTTCCTTACTGAACTGCGTGTAGGTGGTGCCTGCGCCGATGTCATCCTGCGTCAGGACAACGACACCAGTCTTGCCGTTGACAGAGTTGACGTCAGACGGGTTGCAGAGCACGTAGGTCGTGCCGCCCCAACGATACTGCTTGTTCTGGTAAGCACCTTCCGTCATAACAACGTAGATCTTACCAGTCTCCGGAGTCAGGGCTTCGCCGCCAGCGGTCAGGGACAGCCAGTCAGCCGCAAGCGGGGTCTCGCCGACGATGTAGGCTTCCACAACGTCATCGACGTAGCTGGGCAGCTGGGCAGCCGGAACAAGGCCGTCAGCGCCGAGGGTCGCAACGCCGTTCGCCGCGCCTTTCTCGGAAGCAGGAATCTTGGAGTCGAGCTGTTCCTGCGCGTCAGAGGTGAGGCCAGTGATGTACTGTGCGCCAACGATCTCCTTCGCCTCAATGGCAGTGACGTGGCCGGCAGCGTCAACAGTGACGCCTACAGTGTGCGTGGCATCGCCGTATGCGCCTGCAGTTGCACCGGAGAATGCGTGACCGACGGTGATGGTCTTCTCCGTAGGATCAGCAGCAACATGCGTCCACTTATCACCAGAGGCCAGCGTGAAAGTGTCCGTCTTGGAGCTCGCGGAAACGGTAGCTGCAGCAGCCTGACCGGCGACCTCAGTCGTATCGTTCTCACTCTGCTTCGGGACATTGATGTTCGACCATGCGTTCTGGTTGACTTCGCCGCCGCCAGCAACCGCGTTCTTGACCGCAGTGTCGAGGGCTGCCATAGCCTGCTGGATTGTCATGTCCTTTGCGACATAACCATCGGCAATAGGCGTATAGCCAGTCAGAGTCAGTTCGACGACATTCTTGGTGGTTACAGTGCCGGTGGAATCGAGGCCAACGATGACTGCACCGGTGCTGCCTTCCTGGTTGTAGACAACACCTACGGGCTTCCAGCGTTCGCCATCAAACTGATAAATGACCTTATCAGTGCTGTTGGTGTAAATCTGACCGAACTTCGGGTTTGCAGGCGCAGTAGCCAGCGGCTGAATGACAGCATTCTGAAGTTCATTTTTGCTGAGGTCAAGATTTACGAGGAAGGTTCTTTTGCTCATTTTACTTTCTCCTTTGCGTTAATTTAGATATGCAACTCCAGAAAACGGAGACGCAAACAACAGGATGACATTGTTGCTATCCACATACTGAACTTCTCCGACAACCTCGGAACCGGCGCTGTCAGCGACGGTAACGGACGGGTATTTCCCCATGTTGTGAGCAATCTCCCACTTCCGTTCTGCAGTTGCCTGTGTGAATGTGAAACTCTTGTCTCCAGCCCCGCTGGATTCAGGCCCAAGATGCTTCAGCGTTTTATCCGGTTGGATGATATAAGCATCAGCCGAAGAATCTGTCAGGACGTGAATGGTCTGGCAGTAGAAGTAAAGTGTGTCGGTCGAGCCAGGAGGACCAGCAGTTGCAGCAGCAGCTTGTGCTTCTTCGAGCGATGAGAAATATGAGTTGTAGTCTGGTGGAATTGCAGACGTCATTGCGAAGGACACGCTCATGCCAAGCTTTGGAACGTTTGGAAGTGCCATCTTTGTTCCTCCTTTCTCAAATGGTTACGTTGTAGGTGTTCTTTGTGTCGTTTGGAGTTGCAAAATCCAGTGTATAGACTTTGTATGGAATCGAGAGATACGATGCCGCGCCCTCGACTTCTACCGTTGCCTGTGTAAATGCGGTCGTAATGTCGGCGTTCAGGCCATTTACGTCCTTGATGCTCGTTACATCTCGCAGGGTTGCCGGGTATGCAATAATGACCCGCAGTGCGCCAACCGGAATCGTTACGCTGAACGTCGAGCCGTTTGTGTATGCTCGGTTGGATTTCTGTGCAAGGCCACGAATCACAGCACTATCCGTTGTTGCTTCCTTGTCGGTTGTCGTGCCGTAGAAGGAATTTCGGTATCCTGTGATTGCACTAGTGACAACAGATTTCGTCCCGCCCTTGATTTGACCAGCCGGGTATTCCTTATCCAGTGCTGTAAGAGGGATCTCACCATCGCTGTATGTACAGCTGAGGGTAATTCTGTAGTTTGCTCCATCTGGAACCGCATAGGCTGCAAACGTACCGCTCTGCTCCGCGATTTGTTCAGAAGTAACATTATTGGTCGCGGACCAACTCTGCGCGACAACACCTGTCGGCTTCGGTTTATACTCATAAGAGCCGGGATTCAGCGTTCCGCTATATGCAGGGGTGACGCTCGTTCCGACTTCATACGCCTTTGCAGTGGAGCTTGATACGCTCACAGACGGCTGCGTAATTGTTGGATTTTTATCTTGCGAGAAAGCGTCAAGGATAACGGCCTGCACGCTAATATTCTCTGCCGGGACTGTAACCTGCCCATCGACCGGCACGTATCGCCCAAACTGTTCCGTGAGCACAAGATCTTTCGTGAATAGAACTTGGTCTGCCGTCGGGGTCTCACCCGTACCGCCGCTGCCCGGCTTATACCAAAGAACGCCGGTCTCATCGACTCCGACTTGTGCCGTCATCTCGTCGGTCTTCGGAATCGCCTTTACGCCGCCGAGCGCTTCTTCGCTGGCGACCGGAAGCTCATAAGCCTCCGGTTTATCGGTTAAACTGTTGTACGAGCCATCAAAGTCCGACGTGCCAGCGCCGATGTTCTCCCTAGCCTGTTGCTTCTCTGCGTCAGAGAGTGCCTGCGCCGTTGTTTTTACCGCGTGCGTCTGAACTTCGCCGGTTTCGCCGTCCACAGATTTGACCGGGATGCCATCTTCCGTGATGTATCCAGCTCCGTTTTTGAGGTCCTTATTGTCCGTTGGAACAGTTATGTCAACCGTCTTATTATTGATTGACTGTTCAATCCCATTGACCGAGATGGTGTCGATTTTACCGCCGTTCTCCGAAACGAACTTCGATATGCCGCCAGCTTCCGCGACCGTCCCATCTGGGTCATAAGTGGCCTTCAGCATATCTCCGCCGCCAGCGTTTGCGATTGCGTCTGTAACAGCTTTTTCACTCGGTACTTTGTCTGCGCTCGTTCCAAGCTGTTGGGTGATGTCGTTCTTCGAAACCGCACCAACATCAGAAGCGTTGAGCTCGACTGCTCCCGTTTTCCCGTTTATGCTGGTTACGGGAGTGGCAGTGGTTTCCCATTCTGTCGGGTTTCCATTTTCATCGACGCTCTTTACTACCGGGATTTGACCAGGAGTAGCACCGGTGATGCCAAGGGAAGGATCTCCGCTTTCGACTACGTAAGTGTCCGGAAGGCCCGGAAACTTTATTGTTTTTAATGGAACATTCGCCATAGTGCGGCCACCTCTTTCTCATTCCCAAAAAATACTTATATTTCCGGCTCCGTCGTCCTTCACTCCAGCTCCGGGAATGCTGGTAATCACAACGTTCCCATCGCCAAGGTCTGCCACACCAAACGTGCCGGCACCAATGTTTTCTCGCGCCTGCAGTTTCTGTTCTGCGGTCAGATCTTGCGCTTGATCGTACAGGACAGCGCCGGTCCCGGCCTTATCTGCGCCGATGTTCTTACGTGCCTGTTCTTGCTGTTCTTCCGTGAGATCTTGCTGGATGTCATATCGTACTGTGCCTTCTGGAGTGACCGTAACGCCGGCCGCGTTGATTCTGATATAAATCAGCCCGGTAACGCCGCTGTTATCAGAAGTGTTTCGGTTGACACTGCTACCTGTCGAGCTGTCTTTTCCGATGATTCCTCGACTCAAAGCTTTCGCCACGTCAATCGACTCGCCAGAACCGCCAAAGATTGAGCCGTCTGAGAACTCCACTCTTGCCTGCGGCTCAACATAGCCACGCATGGCAAATGTCTGTTTTTGCGTGAGCGGCATCATCCACTTTCCGTTTTCATAGGTGACGTTTCCTGGATACTGCCTTGAAAGACTGCCGAGGTTCAAAACCACGGTCTTCACGATATCTGGCGTAATGAGCGTCCCATCCAATGCCTGCAGCATAAAAGGGACTGCGTATTTATCTCCCTGTGTCATTGAAACAGCCATCAGATCCCCTCCAGTTTGATTTTTGTGCTTACGCTCTTATCGCCATAGGTTGCTGTAACGATCAGCGGTTTTGTATCTCCCTGCCAGCATGTAATCGTCACAGAGTTCTCGCTGATATCCGCACTGTACGCCATTGTGTCCGGACCTTCGAATGTGTACGTGACTATATCTTCCGTCTGCTCGCCGAGGTCAAAGTATGCTGCCGTCAGCGTGCAACTTTCATAGGATTTCAGCCGTTCCGGAGTAGTCCCAAGGAATGCGATTTCCGGCTCTTCCGAAATAGGCTCAACCATCAATTCATAATCCATAAAAATGTCCTGATTCTGTGCCAGCGAGCATCGGATCACACATTTTCCTCCGGAGACGGCCGTAACGAGTCCATCCGGTCTCACGATTGCCACCTCATCATTCAGTGACGTCCAAATGTAATTCACCGGGTGTGCTTCTGTGCTCGCTGCGTATTCTCCGCAGCGGATACTTGTAGCGGTCAGCAAGCCCTTCTGGCCGGCTTTTATCTTTGGTTGTCCGTTCACTCGAATTTCCCAAGAAAACGTCTTGCCGCCCGCCACATGGCGCGCCATGTCGTCTATTTCTTCGTTCGGTGGATCATATCTGGCCGTGAATTCAAGCAGCCGGACAGAATCATAGTCGCCGGTGAATTCCTGTGCATAGTCACCAAAGCCGGTGATGTGATAGGCAGCTGACCCCAGAATGATTCTGCTGTTTGTGTTCAGTTTCTTCGTCTCTTCGTTTCGCTGGCATGTGATATTGACATAGCCCTTCGTGATAAGGGCATATTCCTGCATGTCGCTTTCGTTCGCGGTCAAGATTGCCTTTTCAACGCAAATTGGTTCTTTCAGGAGATTGCCGTACCAGTCCAGATGGTTCCACGTCGACCGGCAGCGCTGTATGACTCCGCCGCCAATCGCGTTTGAGATGTTCTGTGGATTCGTGACCAGCCAGATACTTCCCATTGCCTCGATTTTTGTTCCTTCTGGAACGTACTCGATGCTTTCGTCCGCAAAGATGATGTTCTTGTAGTCATCCTGTTTCCGGAGCGTAGACGCTGTTTCCGGTGCGATATCCGCCATGCGGATCATCGTTGTTTCCCATTCATACGGCGCATCCGGGTTTAGGCCCTGCACGCGGGCTGCAAAGAAGTCTGTAGCGTACTTTGCGTACTGATGTACAAATTCTGTGCTGGGGTCTCCAAGGTATTGCCGCTGTCGGCCAGCATATTGCGCCGGAGCATTTCGAATCGCCGTCTTCAGTCGGCCAGACACAATCAGGCCGTTCGTGATGTTGTCCGAGATCGGCATGATATCCAGCCACCTCTTTCCGAATTTGAATCAGAGCATCGAGAATACGCGCCGCATGGGGTTTACTCTGCGCATGTAGGCACATTCCTGCTCATATCCGCGCAGCTCCGAATAGAAGAGCTGCAGATTTTCTTTGTACCGTGCCGTCGACTCCTTCATCGTTGTGTTCTCGTTCGGCGTGTTGAAACTCTTATCCTTGACCTTCGGCTGGATGTTCAGCCACTCCCGGTTGAACCGGTTATCCCATGTCACAGCGATTGCCAGCCCGAGAAGTCTCTTTTGCCGGAATGTCAGGTCATGAGCGAACTGACCATCCGTGTAAAAGTCCAGCCTGTACTCCACATCGGCGCTGTCCTGCTGTGGGAATGTCACCACGCCGGTTTCTGGGTCATACGTAAAGTCTGTATATGGGAAGAACGCCGCATCTCCGTTTCGTGCATACTGGACGCTCACGCAGTTGCAAAGCTCATAGCCGACCTTTCCGGTTTCGACGACAGTCTCCTGCGTTGTGCTGATCTGGTCGCTTGTCCACTCAAAGTCAGCGTACTGCGGCTCTACGAGGCCATCTGTCAGGTACACCAGCAGTTCAGGTGGACTTTTTAGCATTGGGATTGCCATCCCCATCCAGGAGCTCATACGGCGGAAGAAGAGTGCCGCATCGGTTCTCAGATCGTCTTGCATCCGGTCATCGCCGATTACTACCATTGCAGAATTTGTAATGATGTCGCTCCAAGCAGTCCCCATTATTCCCAGTCCTCGCTTTCATACGAGTCTCTATCCATGACTGCCCTGTACTCTTCCCGAATACAGTTCGCGGCGGTTTCATCCTGAATCAGTTCCAGAAGTTCCTCAATTACGCCGCAAAGCGCTTCGATTTTTTCCTTGCTGTCCATGATGTGACCGCCGCCTTTCCTATAACGTTAAGCCGTGACAGTGACAGTGCATTGTGCCTGTCCCGCCAGATAGTTTTCATTTTCATCCTGCGTGACAGTGATAACCGTCTCGCCGGCAGTCAGCGCTTCAACAGTGACGTTCGAACTTCCATCTACATCGCCAAGCGCTGCGACCTCTAGCACGCTGTTCTCAACGCGCATCTCCCCATTGGAGCTGGTCGTAATTTTAAATGTATCGCTCGTTCCGGCCGACATCTCCAGCGCATCCGGACTGACGCTCAGTCCAGCAGCTGCCTTTGCAATCGCCCACGGAACGATAATTGTTCCCTTGTAGTCCCCCTTGCCGTCAATACGCAGAGAATAGGCCCCAGCATTCGTACCGGTATTGTCTGCGACGGCATAGTCTGTGTCTTCCGTCAGCGCATTACCGCCGAGTGTTACGCTTTTAACCTCTTTGGTCTGCTCGCTGCCGGTATAGGTGAGCGCATCGCCGACAACGACATCGGCGCTTTCCAGATTCAGTTTGACGGTCATAGATTCTTCGAGGTTGTAGAAGAATCCAGCCCGTACTCCATTGGCCGTGATGATATAACCGCCAATCGCCAGCTCATATTCGCCAGCTTTTGTCTGTGGGATCTCATATCCGCCACGGGAGATCTTCGCGCCCGAGACAGTTGAAATCGCTACAACGCCGTGTGTTTTGTTCGCCATCCCCCACCGGACGTGCAGATAAGTAAGCGTTGCAGCCGCGTTGAAGACAATGTACTCAATCGGGCCGTTGTATCGGACCGTGTAGACCGTTCCTTCCTGCACGGCGGTCAGTTGTGTCTCTCGGTTGAGTTTCACGGTAAAAGCTGCCGCCGATTGCATTTCGACGCCGAGGATATCTGCTTCTGAGCCGCGCCAGTCAAGGCCGGGGAAGCCATTCTGTACTGCAGTGCGGATATCCGGCAGGACGTTCATATTCGCCGCGTATGCGGACGCAGGCACAAAGGAAAATTCACTATAGGCAGGACTACTCATGTTAAAACCTCTTTCCTGCGCCCGGATACGGCGCAAAGTTTACTGCGCGTCGCGCGCGTTCATTTCTTCAATGATGGAGACAAAATCACCCTTCGGATTCTTTGCAGTCTTACTCAGCTCGTTCAGCTGAACCACAATGTTACGAGTCACATAGGGGCTTCCGCTCTGGTATGCCTCGGCATATCGCTGTGCAACCATTTTCTTGTGGCCTTCGCAGAGGTTCGGGTAGATCTCCAGCATCTTATCGCCGAGCTCGACCATCTTTGCAAACGCCTGTTTATCCAGCAACTCGCCATCCTTATAGTCAACGCCAAGGACTTCACGTTCCTCATCTGTCAGGCCGGACACGATAATGAGCCAGCGTTTCTTGAGGAAGTACCGGTTGAGCTCCGTGAGCACTCTGGACAGATCTTTCTTGGGAACATAGAAGCTTCCGGTTTTGCCAGTGACCTGACCATACAGGCCGCCTTCGCCGAAGAAAACCGTATTGTCTTCCGCGACTTCGGCCTGCCAGAGGAACTGCACCATTTCCGTATCACTCGATACCTGTACGATCTGCGGCACGACTGCGGGCTTCGCTTGGAAATCAGCAGCTGCTTTTGCAACCGCTTCCGCAATCATCTTCTGGACATCTGCCATCGTAAAGGTCGGTTCTGCTGCAATCGGAGCTTTCTTTGGAACTTCCACAGTCTCGCCTTTCAACGTGGGGTCCAGAGTAGTCAGCGGCGTTTCGCTGCCATCGTGTCCGATTCCGACCACGTCTTCTGCGTTAACAGTCAGAACGTTATCTTCGCCAGATGCTACTTTCTCCGCAGTGTTGGTCGTCTGACCCTCTTCCGGGACATCGAAAAAAGCGACTTCTTCCTTGACTTCCTCTGCTACAGGTGTCTTCTTCGGTCTTCCGGGTTTCTTTCCAGTGTTCTTGCTTTCAGCCATATCGCACACTCCTTCCAGATTTTATGGCTATTCCTCCACAAATGTTGGCTCCGACCGGACTCGAACCGTCTCTTACAGCACCATGCGAAGCCATATGGTGCGGGACGGGCTGGAGGTAAGACCCGCCCCGCAAAAGGAGGAACGCTTAAATCGTGAAGTGCGCAATGCGATTGCTGAAGATGGAAACCGAATCCAGCGCAATCGTGAGGTTCAGACCGACCTCGAAGTTAGCGGTACGCGTGGGATCGATCTCGAGGGTGATGGGCGTCGCGGAGTTGTAGGCGATGGTCATCGGCTTTCTGCTGTTCGCGGCCATCATCCAAATGTCGTTCGCAGACAGGATGGTGGTAGGAGCAGTGTTGAGGTTGACCGGGCTGACAGCATCACGCAGCGGCATCAGGCGCACGCCAAGGAACTCGCCCAGCATACCGGTGCTGTTGTAGCGTTCGCCGAGCAGCATTGCCAGCGCAGCATCCATGTTGACGTTGGTGGAGCCAGTTGCCTGAGTCGGCAGGACCTTGCCCAGAGCGACCGCAGAACCAGTGGCAAACAGGTTCGAAGTGACCGTGTTGTTGAGGGCCGCGACCTTATTGGCAGCGGAGAGCCAGTTCTGGTTGGAGAACGTGAAGTTCAGGTTGGCCGGAATCAGGGTGGTGTCTGCGGCAGCCGCAGTCAGAGCGGCATTCCACATGCCCATCGTCTTGGCGTACATACCAGCGACGATATTGGCGAAGAAGACGCCGAAGTCCTGATTGTTGCCAACCAGCTGGAACCACTTCGCAACGATCTGCGCGGTCTTGGGCTGCGGATTGAGGGTGTAGTCCTTGGAGTAGAAGCGGTTGCTGGGAACGCTTCTGGACGCACCCCAAGAGGAATCCTGGAACACGGGGATATCATTGGAGCCAACGGAGATTGCGTAGGTCTCGCCGAAGCCGACCTCAACGACATCTGCGAAGCGATCAACAGCCTCGGAATAGACGGAAGCGATGATCGGGGTCACGATCTCCTGATAGATGCCCTGCAGGACGCGATAGAACGCAGAGTTGCCATAGAAACGCTGACCGTTGCGCTTGAAGTCCTCAAAGTCAACGGGGGCAGCTTCGCCGGTCTGTGCGCAGCAGATCTTGGCTGCATACATCAGGTGCTCGCGCTGGAACTTCTCGTTCAGTTCCTTGTAGCCCTTCGGAGTCAGCATGTGCTGGACACCGGCAGAGCTCAGGCCATTGGCCGCCATGATAGCGGACTTACCGTTGGCTGCGTGCTCATAGAAGAGGACTCTGCCCTTCGACACGATATCGGCGCGCTCATCGTTGGCCGCATTGACCATAAAAACAGACGGAGAAACGCTGTTCAGATTGATTTTCGGCATGTTAATTCACTCCTTCCTTATGCGTAGACCTTGCAAGCCTGCACGTCGACATACTCGAAGCTGGCAGTCGTACCTTCGGTGAACTTGCCGGTGTCGAGCAGTTTGAAGTACAGCGCGCCATTTGCAGTCGGAGCGGCTGCGGCGGGCTTCAGCTGGCCTGCATCGATGGTGAAGAACGTGTTGGTGCTGATTTCAGCGTTGACGTTGCCAATACCGAAGCGGTACGCATGGTCGCCGTCGAAGACGATCTTGGTGAACGTGCCGTCGCGGCCAGCAGGAATGCCAAGGCCAAGAGTCTCAGTGCCGACAGCGTACATGTTGCCGTGCTTGCCCTGAAGCATCTGAACTTCGTAGGTGTTCGCGGCATAGACGACCTCACCAGCGTTGGTGGTGGAAGTCGCGTCATTCATGTACCACGCGTTCTCGTTCTTGACGCCGGTGAAACCTTCGCACGGCAGCTGACCGTTGCGAATGACCAGACGGCCGGCATCGCAGTCCGCATCAGCGCTGGAAGCCTGGTATCTACCGGTGACATTGATGAGGTCATCGCGGAAGTTGTTGGTCACGCGAGCCTCGAATGCAGTTTTTTCAGTAAACATTTCGTTTCACTCCTCTCTCACTTTTCAGTGGCAGCTTCGACGCCCCACTTGGCAATCAGACCAGCCATCGTACCGTCATCCGCTGCGCCGCTGTTCTGATTGAACTTGTCCCATGCGTAGACCGTCTTGTTGCGGTTTGCGTTCGCAGCATCCAGTCTCTCAACCGCTTCGCCGCAGACGGCGTAAACAGCCTTGGCGACCTCTGCTTCGCCGATCCAGTTCCGGTCCTTGTCGCACTTGTTGGTGTAAAGGCCGGCTTCGATATCGGTCAGGATGGGAGCAATCTCGCTCTCGGCGATCTTCTGCTCGCGGTTTGCATTAAACTTTGCGAGAGTCGCCTTCGCCTTGTCCTTGGCCGCATTCAGCCGACGCTTGTCCTCGAATTCCTGCATGGCGTTGAGCTGTGCCTTGGTCTCGTCGAGTTCTCTGCTCAGAGAAGTGACCTTCTCTTCAGCAGCATTCAGGCGAGTGGTGTTTTCCATGCCGACCAGTTCCATGAAGTCCTGAGCTTCCATGGTGATGCAGTCCTCGCCCATCTGCATGGTGGTGTTGACAGACATGTTCTGGTAACGTTCGGGGACGATGGTCTCGGCCGCGTTCTCGATGACGTAATACTTGTAAGCGCCGTCTTTCGCCATCAGGCAGACATAGACCTTACCGTCTTGCTCGCCTGCGGCCAGAACCTTATAATCCGTGAAACGCGCTGCCAGTTCCGCAAGCTGTCTCTTGTTATAAGTTTTCAAGTCTTTCACTCCTTCGTGTGATAAGCTCCCGTTATTCGGGGCGTTGTTTGTATCCGGGGCCTTCTGCAAAGATGCCGCTTTGAGCTTCAAAGTCTTAAATTCTTCATCAAACGCGGCAAGTCGAGCGATGTTGGCCCCCGGAATAGCCGGAGCAACGCCCGCGCCCAAAATTGTGACGCCCACTCCAGACCAGACATCTTCAACTTCGATGTCTCCGTCCATGTGGTTTTCGTCTATCAAGGTCTCCACAGACACATCCATGCGCCCTGTTCGCACGATTTCGTCCACGGTTTCCTTTGCGTAGAAAGCAAAGAGCTTTCCGCGCGCCACAATCCAGGTCTGACCATCCCTCTGTTGGAGGGAGAAATCACGTTCATCGTCTGACAGCGTTCCAACAATGCGTTCTGCCGTCCCGTCCGTGTAGGAGTAATACTGCTCACCCGTTCTGGGGTCTGTTTTGCGCTGGCTGTTGTGCCCGTCGCCGATTTTCCCCATGACATAGGCAATCAAAATCGGCCGTCCTACGAACGTTTTGTAGTATTTTTCTAAGTTCTGGTAGCTCCATCTGTTACGGTTGACGCCTTCGCGCATCAGCCACAGCTCAACGCCGAACTCGTAAGGATTCAGCTTTTGGAGAACTTTGAGCTGGCCGGTCGCCATGACCTTCTGATTCTTCGTCAGCGGCATTGTCAATCACCGTCCTCTTCAAAGAGCTCTTCAATCCAACCGTCAAAGCTGGTCGCGCTCATTTCGTGTTCGGAGTACATTTGCCACGCATACAGGAACTTCTCGTAGCTGGCACTGTTCTCCATCTGGAGGTTTTCGAAGCCCCGTCCGAGCGGATAAAGCCCGTTTTCATCGCAGACCTCCACGCATTTGCGCAGGGCATCTTCGATTTTCTGAAGCATGTCGATGATGGACTCAAACACACCATCCAGATCGTCCGGCCGGCCATCGTACTCGGCAGTCGCCGGATAGACTTGCAGGATATGCCGTTGATGCAGCAGGTCCCCGACAACATCGAAGCGTTGCGGCTGCAGGTGGGCCAGTTTATGAATGGCATCTGCTGTATTCGGCATTCCAAACTCGATCAGCACCCATTCCTTCAGCGTGTCGAGTCCGCGCGCCGCATCCTGATACGCGCCGGTCACGTTCTTTGCGGCATCTCTCACGGCAGCGAGAGCACCGTTTTCAAAATCAAACCGTTCTTTCAGTCGAGCCATTTCAGATCTCTCCTTTCCGTGAAAATGAAAAAGAGCTAACGGCACATCTCTGTGTCGTTAGCTCCACTAGCTCTTCCACACCGCTGCTCCGGTGCGGGATTCTCTATTAACCCAGCCTCGCCTACCTCAATACCCCGCGCATCAGCGCAAGCCTTCGGTTTGGATGGGAGAGTCTTTTACAAGGTCCCGCTTGGCAAGGACTTTTACCGTATCTTCTACGATGCGGTAGCCGTCCTTCGTGCGTTGTATCCTTATATCTCTGTTATTATTAAGCGCCATATTGATAATGTGGAGGTCTTCTTTTTTAACAAAATCAATCATTTGTCCCTCCGTATTGGTCAATCATGGTTTCGCTGCCGTCAGTTGTCGCACTTCCGTCCCCCTTTGGACGCCCTGGGCTCTGCGGCGGCAACTTGGATTTGTCCTGAGACGCACTATACGAGGTAATCAGCGGAATACGCTTGTCCAGAATCCCACTGTTATAAACCGCATCAGACAGGCACATATCGTCCAGAATGGAGCGGTCAAGCAGCGCATTGTAGATGATGGTGTCCGGCAGGATGCCATGTTCCATCCCCTTCATGCACCGGTCAAGCATCTTCTCGTCTTCCGAAATGTCTCCGAACATGACGAACTTCCACTCATACCGAGGGTTAAGCTTTTTGATGATTGCATTCATCATCCGCTCATAGCCACGATAGACTGTCTGCATGAACTTGCTTTCAATTTGAAGCGAGATCTGCGCTGTACCGGCTTTCGGATCATCTCCAAGCGGGATAATCGCGCCCATGCCGGCCTGACTCATGGTGTCACTGTAGCCCTGCTTCACAATGTCCATTGCGGACGGGGCTTCGGACAGACTTTCCAATTTCATGTTCTGCGCAGGAGCAAAGTAAATTCCCAAGCCCGATGTGTTGTTGGCCTGTAGCATATCGTACCAAATAGCCTCGAAGAACAGCCTTCCGGCGTTACTAAGTCTATATTGGTCTTCACCAGCAGCAGTTTTTTCATCCCGATACGGAATCTCACCATGCAGAAGACTCACCAATGGGTTCTGAATCAACTCCAACTGAATCTGTTCCATCTGCGCGAGCTGGATCATATTGAGGAACAGCCCCGCAAACGGAGAAATCGCTGTGCGGCTCACATCGTCGGCCTCGAAAGTAAATACTTCGTCCACCGGCAGGTACACCCAGTAATACCAGCGACCATTCTGATAATAGACATCCGGCTTCCCCGGCATGTCGCCCTGCGCTTGGATGAGCTGGAACTTCTGCATGTCAATGCGCGTCTTCTGCGCAAAGACCATCGTCGAGCCAACGCCCTTCGGCCGCTGCACAACGCTGCTGAAGTCATACAGGTACGGAGTAAACAGGTCTCCGAACTGCTCCGGGACGCATCCCGGCTGCAGGAAGTACATCATATTGAAAGCTACGGTGTACTTCGAAACGCTGTTGTAGCCCGTGATTTTCGTCCAATCGCTTGGAAGCTGCTGCATAAAGGCGTAGTTGACCTTGTTGTGGCTCTTATCTACACTATAGCGAGGATAGTAGAAGACTTTCCCTTCCACTCCGACCTGACCTACGATTTGATGGGCCGTTTCCTTCGGTTTAAACTCTTCGCGCAGCTTTTCAAGCAGTTTCCACTCGCGTGTGAACTCGTCCTTCTTGGTATCGGCTGAGTCCACCATTTTCGGCATCACATAGCTGTGATACGTCAACATGTCCTGATAGACTTTGCGGATATGGAAAAGCGGGTATGCCGTGTACTCCAGAATGTGCGCCACCTGACGGAGCGGCTGTTCGCTCTCATACGGCTTGGTGAGCATTTCGCCGACTTTATCCTTGGTAAAATTGACTGGAAGCGAAGAAATCTGCTTCACCCGGCGGTTCTGAATGTAAGGGTTCGCCATTCCGTAGCGGCCCGAGTTTATGCCGGAGAACGCTGACGTAATGGCAGACATCGGCATTCCCTGGTTATCTGCCGCGAGCTGACGGAACCGATTAAAAATATCGGGGAAAGACTCATATTGAAGTTTACTGAGCTCGCTCGTCTCTATCGCCATGGTCTTCCTCTCCCTTCTTGTTCTCACCGGCCAGTTTCTTGCGCTCTACTTCCAGAGCTGCAGCAAACTGGTCAACCATCCGGCTCAGGTTCGCCATTGTCTGCGGCTTCTCCTTTTCCAGCCGTTCCCGCAGGAGTGTCGACGCGCAGCTCATGATCCAGTCCACATCGGCCGTGCTGAGGCGCTTCAGGTCCTCTCCGTTTATAGCAAGGCTTTCTTTTGGTTGTTCCCCTGCCGTGTAAATCAGGATATAGCCAGGAGCAATCCGGCTGAATCGCTCCATCATGGCCGTTTCCACGGATTCCTGCGTAACGCGCAAGGCGTACAGGCTGTAGACTTTTTCTTCTGCCATCAGAATATCCTTCCTCCGCGTCTCTGCGTCACAAGCCGGCCGCCGCTGCCCTGTCGTCCTCCAACGTTCCGAACCGTGTTTTTGTCTTTGTATCTTGACAGTACGGCGTCCCAATCGCTTTTCTTCTTGACCTCGCTCAAGGCGAGTTCACGTTCAAGCTTCTGAGCCAGCCGCAGGCCGTATTTTATAGCTGACCAGCTGTCTCTCTGTATTGCGCGGGAAATACGCTTCTCGCTGAATCCAGCGCCAGACGGAACCGCCTTCAGGTTCTGAATCTGTCCAGAAAGTTCTCGGGTCTTCTGATACGGCCGTGCGATCTGATAATCCAAATCATCGTCCTTGATTTTATGAAGCCGTTTGTAGGCTTCCACGCCTTCGCGGGTGTTCATCGTCAAGAGCTGCACATTGTGGTTATCAAACTGCGTCTGTGCATACCGGATCATCTCAACATCTGGATCTGTGACGCCGCTTCCGCCGGCTTTGATGGGGTAAATGATAGGCAACGCGCCATCAAGCTCCAACGCCGTATATTCGGTATGGTCCAAAATGCACAGTGGTGGTAATCCATCGCCGAGGTCTTTCATCAGGTCCTCGATGACCGCCTTGCCATACTGCCATCCGTCGATTGCGATATAGGTGGTGTTCCCACCATCAAAGCAGAACCGATACCACACATCTTTCAGTTTTCGAGCCTGTTTCATGGCATTATCGGGTGGCGGCCAATCGTCCAGCCACACAAGCTGTTTCAGGTATCTGTCCCGCTTCAAGAAATCATCCTGCTTTGTGAGTTTCCAGACGCCGACGGCGCATTTGGCGTTCTTCTTCGCGTCTTCGTAGGAAACGTCGTAACAGACGACGTATATTACATCCTTCGGGTCTGTCTTGCATCCGGGGTACTTGCAGCAGTGCTGCCGCTCCATAGACTGCAGGCAGCAGCTCTCAGAAAGGCTTTCGTCCGAGATAATGGGATATTCGTCCGCGCCGGTATATCGACTCTCCATCTCACGCATCCAGCGCTCCGGGGTCAGTTTCGATCTCAGTTTCTGCGCCCAGGAGTACGGACGCATCTGCTGCAAAACGACGCATTCCCAGCTCATGTCATAAGCGAACGCGCTTTCTCCGCGATACATTTCTTTAAGGGTATCGCATCGAACCGTGAATGACGGGTGCTGCTTCCGCCCTGCGCTTGTAATAGAGTGGTTTTTATATGCGACGAAGTTCTGATCCGGTCTTCCATCTACATTGTGCCGAAGACGGACCGCCGGAAGAACAATCGTCGAATACTCGGTAAAATCAAACGGTGGATTTTCTTCCTGCGCAAATTCTTCCGCTGTTACATCGTGAATGTTATCGCCACGAAATGCGGAGATGTAGAACGCACTTCCCAAGTCTGTCTCAATTTTGAAGTCGTCCTTACTTTCTGCTGTCACACGCCATCCTTTTGCTAGTGCAGGATAGTCGTGCGCGATCTGCTTGAACTGCTTGCTTCCAATAAGTGCCATCTGTTTGTATGAAGGCCCATAATATGCGCTTTGCGTTCCCGGCCAAACCAAGCCATTCAGCATTGCATACTTGAATTTTGTGCTTGTCTTTGTAATTCCGCGCGTTCCTGTGAATGCCACATCTGCGTTTCTTGCGTATGCCCGCATCATCAGGCGCTGCATAATTTCTTCATTCGCATAATCCGCATACTCGTCGCGGAACAGGTCGCAGCCCTTATCTGGATACCAACGAATTACCCAAATCAAGAATGCCCACCATTCCGACTCGAATGAAGTATAGTCGCGCTGTTCGACCTCGCGCTTTTGAATCCACCCGACGCCTTTTATAGACTAGCCGGCAGACCACACCTTACCGTATCGTCTTGCCAACCTTCATCACCATCCTACTTCTTCGCACCGTCTTTCAGCGGCGGCATCCGTATCAGCCCCAATTTGTCGTAGGCTTCTTTTTCTGCATCGTTTGGTTCTTCAGCAAACTCCCCAAGGTTGTCATGGATTCTCATCTCATCCGGCAGCATGGATAACTCAGGCATACCGTCGTTTTGCCGCATCCGATTTTCGTTGATGAGGATCATTTGATCTACCGCGTCTGCAGTATATGGATATCTCGGCTTTCTGCCGAAGAAATACTCAAACATTTCATCCGGGCTGCATTGCTTTCCGTTCTTCAGTAGACCGGCTTTTTCCAGTCGATCTGTGATTTCATCCAGACGGACAACGTCTGCAGGGCGGACGTCCTTCTTGCGTAGGTTTTCGCTTGCAAGGTTTTCCTGAATCATGCCAGACAGTTTCTTTGCGGCATCGAACTTGCCTGCGGCCGTCATGTCGTTCATCTGCTTCATCCAGCGGGCAACATTCCGAAGGATAAGTTGCTGCTTCGCGCTCACAGCATCTTCCCCGCCGAAGTCGGAGACGAGGACTTCAAAGATGCGGTCGAATTCCGCGTAATCCTCATTGGTGTAATCAGTCCCCCAGTCCTTCCGCTGCCTCACCGTGCCGGCTTTGGCTGACTGCGCATTCTTTTCAGCGTAAACAGCCTTCGTGAACTCGCCGTCTTTCAGGCCCTCGCCGAATATCTTCGTGATGTCGGTCAATCCATCGAGGAAGCCGTAACGCTCGCCGCTCTTGCTGGCATCCAGTTTCTTGATATGGAGGTTATCGAGGTACGAAAGCCACTTGTCGCGCCCTTCATCGCGCGGCACGCAGTCGCGCGCAAACGGAACGTCATATTTGACGCAGCAATAGAAATACGCAAGGCTTTCTGAAGTCTTTTTTGCAAGCTGCGCGTAGTATTCTTGTTGTTCCAGTTCGCTGATTGCTTCGCTCATTTTTCCTCCACATACGACAAAAAGCGCTGGTTCGATACCTCTTCCATAGGAAAAGCACCAAACCAGCGCATACATTTCTCTGTTTATTTTGCTTAATTATACCATACAATCAGCAAAAATGCAAGAGAAGTTGCAAAAGTTTGTTTTAGGCTGTTTCAAACGCGGCTAAAATGGCCTTTACTGTTTCATCGTCAAGCGTTCCTATCTCCCCCGGATTGACAGGTTCTGTGTTGTTATCCAAGGCATAATCGATGTGTATGAACTCCACGACATGATGTTGTGTCCCCGCTTCCCCTGCATCCATTCTGGATGAAGCAATGGGGGTGCTACACTCAAACTTGCAATCAACAAGTTTGTTTACCGAAGGGGCTACTGTGTTTTTCATTGTGTTTCCACCTTTCTATCCAATGATGTTTTTTGTTGGGAGCTTTTTTGTTTTAACTCTTTCCATTGGGTTCACAACTTTGCTAACAAATTTTTCACCGTCCCATTGCTTAACCGCGTAAGGTTCAACTTTTAGTTGAGTCTCCGACACGGGAGAATCCAGAACAAAGTACCCACCACAGTATTCGCATTTAGATTCCCATGGTGAATGTGGTGCGCCGCAGTTTGGGCAAACCGTTCTATGAAGGCTCTGCGCGGTTTTATCCGATAGTCCCTTCACCGGATACTCTTCGCCATCTAAGTTGAGTGTCCCAATCAGTTCGCCGATTTTTGCGTAAATCTCCTGCGGCTTTTCGTTCAGTCCATCGCGTTTCTTTTCAAGATCTCGGATGCGCCGTTCTGCGTTTGAGTAGAAGTCTTCAAATTTCTCGTCATCGTCCATGAATTTCTAACCTCCCCGCGATATACGACACGCGCAAAGCAGTTGCCGTCAGCACGCCGATCTTTTCGTGTTTGCTGTCATTGCTCAGCACGTCTACCTCGAACGTGACATCATATGTCCCATCGCCATTGTACTTCTGCGAAACGAATCTGTACTTGGTTCCTTCCAGTATCTCCGCGAAGTTGACTCCCGGCCCGATTTCCTTCAAAAAATCAAGTCTTTCTATCATCGGCTCCGCCCAATCGGAGAATTGCCGCATATGCTCAAGCGCTTCGTCCGCCTGCCGTGCAAATTCTGACAGTTCCCATTCCCGTCGCTTGCTTTCAGCGTCCCTCTGGCGTTTTTTCTGCTTCCATCTGGCATCACGCCATTGTTGGTTATGTTTCGCCATCCGGTTTCTCCATTCCAGCCGTCAGGATTTCAATCGCTTCTGGTGTTCCATACACGCATTCTGGGAGTCTGGTATCTTGAAATCGTCTCCAATCCGCAACGGCATTGGCTAATTTCTCGATATCATCATGCTTTACATCGCCTGGAAGTACAACAGCCATATATTCTTCTCCGCGCGCTTTCGCACGTTTTTGAATCTGTCGGATGCTCGTCTCGTCGATGCCAAACCCTTTTTTCACCTCATAGATGCCGCCGGTGAGTGTGTTGCACATGAAGACAGTTTTCATTTCAAGGCTTCCTCCGTCCATGGTCCAATCTTCGCGAAGTCCTTGTAGGAATCCCCTTTGAATGCCTCGTAGCATCCGTATTCGAATTGGACCGTCGTGCCTGATACGGTGTTCGTTGATATGACCACGCCGTATCCATGTTCTTTGTGATTTACGACCATCCCCGTCATAACGTTCTCCCAGCAGAACGGTCCCGGATTTTTCAAGAACTGCGCCCACGTCATCCCTTGTTTGTCTTCCACGCCCAGTTTCTTCCTCCTGAATTCCCCGATAAACTCGATTCCGGTGTTTTCTAGGTTCCATCCGTTGTTGTACTTGAGATCCATGAATGTTCCTCCGCACATATCAGGGAAGAATATCTGCACCGATGGCTTGCAGATTCCCAGGACTTCTCCGATTCCGAGTTCCTTGTGCAAAACCTTGTCTCCATGATGGATTTTCTCAAACGAAAAGTCTTTAAGGTTTGCCATATGCCCCTCACTTGTTGTATGTCCCGAGCACACCGCGCTCCGCCCGGTCATCGGCGCGCTTCGCCATCCACATGAGGGCTTCTTCAATATGCGTGATTGCGCAGGCGTTCTCCCGCGTGGCAAATTCTCCCTTGTTGAAGGCCGTCAGCCTATCACGCACGATTTCCAAAAGGTCAGCATCTAAAACGCCATGACGCGCGTTCGGGTCGTTTCGTGCGCCTTTCTGAAATTTTATCTGTGCAATCACACTTTTTCTGTCCACATCCATCACAGTGTAATCGTGATAGCCGCCTCCGGGTCCTTCGTTATCACTCCGAAGGATGGCGTGCGGGTTATTGTGCTTTTGAATCGTCGATAGTTTTACCATATTGTTCCTCCCATTTATCCAACGGTTCTTTCAGAATTTCCACTGATGCAAGTTCACCGTTTACAAACTCGCATCCGCAGTAGCTGGTTGAAATTACGATTTCAGTAATATCGGGCCGTATGCTTTTCAGAAGTCCAACGGGATTGCCGTTGAACGTCACAAATGGCGCATTCTCTGGCCGATAGTCCTTAATTGGTACTTCCGGTGCGAGTTTCAGCATTCTCTTGAAACGGAGCAATTCATTGACATCCTCCGTGTCCGGCAGGCTTCCATCTTCTCGCCGTAGGGAGTCAAGTGCTTTGTTGATTCCCTCAATGATGTGCGTTGCATTAACGTATTTATCCACGTTCACCCTCCGTTTTGGACGCTTCTTCAAGTAGCCGTTTCGCATATTTCATCGACGTTATAGCCCAAAGCTTCTCGATTCCTGCTGGTTCTTCGCGTTCGGCCCTCTCGATTGCACCTTCTAGTGTTACAATCAGTTTGGTCGCGTTTATGTACCTATCCATGTGCTGTCAATCTCCTTCCCGTCGAATACCGCAACAAGTGAAATGGGGCCGACTTCAATTTTCTCAATTTGTAGCTTGTCAGTAACATTATCGGTTACAACAAACCTGCCGTCTTTATTTAGATCAATCGCGTTGTCATCATCCAGCATCGCAGTTACGTCAATTTTTGCTTTGTACAATCGCCCTGGTAGCCCCTGTTTGAAGCAGACACGTCCGAGTGGGTCGCTGAATGTATTGACACCGTATCGGCATTTCACTGTGAATGTCTGCCTATTTTCCGTCCGCTTGTAGTTTGACGCAATGCCCATGATGTATGGTCCAATGCTTTCCACCGGAAAGTCAAAGTTTTCTTTCGGTGGGAACCCAGCATACTGTTTAATTGCCTCGCGCAGTGTCATTCAAATTCAAACCTTTCTTCCACACCAATGATCTTCGCCCCGCACTCGCAGAGCGGATACCTTTGTTTCAGATTCCGTGCGTCGATATAGTTGAAGAACCATTTTTTCTGTCCACATTTCGAGCACGTCTTCCAATACCGCTGCACACCCGGCTTGCACTCGTCCGTGACGATCCAGTTGGCCGTGCCCATCGGGTAGTCGATGTACCCCATCGCCCATCCACTTTCTCCGAAAACGACAATGCTACCGTCTTCGTCATCCATGACAGCAGAAAAATGGACGCCGTATGCGCATGGGTTCACTTTCAGTTCCTTGTACCGGCTATTCTCGCTGATATCAGCCTGATTCATCGGCGCAACTGCAGGTTCTTCATTGACAGTCTCATCATATGGTGGTTCTGACATTGCACGCACTTCCTCCATGAGAGCGTCGAATTGTTCCTGCGACATTGCCTTGATTTCATTGAAAACTGATTCCAGGTCCATCATTTCGTCCTCCCTGACAATTTTAGTGGCATCGTTCATGTTCACGTTCTCTGTCCGCTACATCACTGACAGATTCAATGCTTTTGAACTCGCCGCATTTGTACAGGCTATACACGATGCGTCGCCACTCGACTTCCGAAAAGCGCTCGCCTTTGTGCTTTTTGCACCGGTGCGGATAGAGATACCCCTTCTGGCATTCGTGGAATGCGCAGGTCTCACAGCAGTCAACCATCTTCGTCATCTCCAAAGCGCTCGTCATATTCTTCCGGCGTGATGAACTGAATATCGTCGCCGGTATAGCCGGCTACGTCAAGGCACATCAGCTCTATCAGCGTATCTTTGTTGACACACTTGCACAGAGCTTCATACGGGATTGTGTTTTTTGACTCGAAGCTCATCTGCGCTCCGAACTCTCCTCGGACGGTAAAACACACTCGATTTTCAACCATTTTCGTTCCTCCTATTCCAAGCTTTGATAGCTGCACGCTTCGTACCTTTTATCGGTCCACTTGCCCCGCAGTATGTACAGCGGCATTGATACATCAATTCTGGGTATATGTCTGCATTAAACTGGTGGATCTCATCAAGATACACCGGCCAATCCACAGAGCACTTGTGGCAAAATGGGCAGTTACTCGGTTGCTCCATCTACATACCTCTCATTCCACGCACGGATAGCCGCTTCAACGTATGGTGCGAAAAGCTCCGTCTGCATTTGGCATACTGGAGATTTCGCGTCATATGTCGGTCCCCATGCACAGCTATACGGATTAGGGTTAATCAACGGCTCCGTTCTGATAGGCTTGCCCCGGCTGGCGCACCGGTTGCAAATGATTTGTACGCGGTACACAATTTTCTTGTCGCCTCTGTAATTCTGACCTGCGAAGCGAGCATCCTTGAAACTCACCCGGCCGCGCCCGCCGCAGAACGGGCAACTACGAATTTGTTCCATCATCGTACCTCCGGTTCCACGCATCCACGGTTTCGACGTATGGGTTAAGCGACCATTTGTGCTTAAACTTAAATGTCGTTTCGCACTTCTGGCATTTTACATCCAGCGTCATGACCTTTTTTCCATAGTTGCAGGTTCCACCCCGTTCCTCGACTTCTCCACCGCAGAACGGGCAGCCTTTAAGATCGTTCATTTTCCCTCCTATTCCACACTTCCGCAGCTTCTTCCGGTGTGTCGAACCAGTTTGTGCATGGTTCGCATTTGCACACGTCCCCGCGATTTTTACAGGCCACAAGGAATCGATTGTGCGTGTATGGTTCACTTATCATCACGGCTTTCCCTCCGCAGAATGGGCAGCACTTGAGATCAGTCATGTGCTTCCCTCGCTTCGCACGGCAAGAAGCACGTTTCGCAGGGCGGTACGTCGCACTCACCGCTTAGAATAAAAGGACATCCCTTTATTTTGCAGTTCATTTTTCCTCCAAACCTTCTTGGCTTCTTCCTGATTTAAGAACACTTTTGTTCCGAAATCTTCCTCTGTGAACTCCCAATGCGCGCCACCCCAATCATCATAGACACACGGCGCAACGACCTTCGCATACAACCCATCGGAAGCGCGGCAGATCATGATGCGTTTGCACTTTGTTTCCTCGATTCCACCCAAACTATCTGTTGTCAGGACAAACAGTTTGTCGCCCGGTTTGCACGGAAGAGAAATGTTCATTCCGGCTTTATCTGCTCTTACCAGATCACGGATACGTTCTATTGAGCTGATTTCCCCGCCGAATGCCATTTCAACGATGCTCTTAGCAGCGTCAGCTTGCCACGTTTCAAGGCCACTGTCCTCAAATTCAGCCAAACGTGCCCATACTGCTTCTTCCCACTTGCAGCCGTAAGCGCAGTTCCCGCCGGCTTCGAGGCATTCCTTGCTTTTGAAATGTGTGCAGCATACGCCGTTTTCGTGGCTTGTTTCACTGCTCCGTAATGTTAATCTCTCCAAAGTTCCCTCCCAGCACCTCATGCCGTTCGATTTCCGCGTTGATGCAGAAAACATCGCTGTACGGATCTGCATCTTCATCTTCGCAGACCAAAAGTGTCTGCTCTGCCGTTCCGACGTGTTCTCTAACGATGTACCAGACGCCGAGATTTTTCTTGCAGTAACCGATGCGGATGATTGTTCCGTCGTTAAACCACAACCGCACATCCTTGTCGAAGCAGTCAATACTACCATCATTGTAGTTGCTGTTTTCGATTTCGACCGTATCGTCGCTATAACCATAGATTGTTACCACTGGTTTGTTTCCCTCCCTTGTCCAGTTCGGATTGCTGGATTCCACCTCATATGGGACGATATTTCGGAACCTGTTCTGCAAATCGAGGTTAAACATATCCGACGGTGTTACTTCCACGACTTCGCTATCGCAGACCGTTTTCGCGTGCTGCTTGTCCTTGTCGTGGAATTTGAGGATGAAAGCGCCGGTATCAGGTGCAACGCCCATGATCTCCACGGAGAAGTTCCCCAATACTCGGTAGAACTCATCCTGCTCGATTATTGCCCGCAGCACGTCCTTGTGAAGTTCAAGCTGCATGTCGTCGCAGATACGCGCACACATGAAATCTTCCATTTATTTCTCCCTATCCAATGCCGATATTCTACGTTCCTCTCGAATTAACCACGCTAATTTCTTCGCTGGTTGTTCCGCTATGAGCGTCCACAGTTTGTGTTCTCCGCAAGGAAACCTTTTGAATCCTTCTATGTCGATTGGTTCGTCCGATTCAAGTTCGAATATACCTTCCAAATCAAAAACCGTTATCCACTTCCCAGCATAGAATCTGTTGCGCCATTCGTTTTCTTCCCCAAGATATGTCACATCATTCGATTCATCCGTAATGATTAGTCTTCTTCCTTGGATGGAAATGATATCTCCAGAAACGTGGTTTTCTTCGAGCCTATACAGCATTCTCGGGTCAAAAGCAAAGGGATTTAAGCTTTTGATTGTGACACTCATTCTGCCGTCTTTGCAATGACCGCTTCGCGGACTTTCGTGCTCTTTGCCATCTTTCCCGCAAGGATTTCCGCTGCTTGGTTGATAATCGCGTCTCGGTTTTCTGCGAGCGTGTCCTCTACGAGATTCTGCGCCCATGTAGATAACGGATCACTGGCAGGGTTCGCATTTCTGTATCGGTATGCTGTGAAAACTTTATTGATGATTTCCTGTTTGATCTGCGCTTCGATAGTCTTAACGCCGCTCTCCATTATGGTACGCTTGATTGCCTCGTCATCGATGTTGATGCCAAACTGTACAATATGCTCCATTAACATTCCTCCGCATTCAGATAGTTGATGATTTCGTTGATTTTGACTGCAAGATCTGTGACCGTTAATTTTGTGGGTTTCAGTATATCAAATTCACCGCGTTCAGTTTTTACATCCCCGTCTGTCGAAATCGTCACCTTCGTTGCTCTTGCTTTTTCAATCTTTCCGAATTCAATCGGTTCGATTCTCTGCTTTGCCATTCTCTCTTTCTGGAACGGGTTGTGATACATACCAATTTGACGGTAGTGCAGCCACAAATCGGATTCGCTTCCAGCAAAGAAGCCACAGTCTCCGCTTCTGATGGACGGGCGCGTGATTTCCCACTCGAAGGTGAAGTGATCTTTTTCGTCAACAGTCAATGTGCTCCAAACTGTTTTTACTACGCCGACCATCCCGTGTGAACTTTCCACATAGTCCCCGACTTTAATTGTCATATGTCTTCCTCCACATGATAGATATTTGCTCCATCGATCAAAATTCTCGTTGTTCGCCCGCATTTTTCACACATGACCGTTATATCCGCGTTGTTGGCAGAAAACGTGACGACTCTCCCTTTCCGCGAAACGGTCAGCAGATATCCCTCGTACCCGGCGATGATGTTTCCACATCTACACCGGATAAGCGTCTTGCAAGGCATATCTTCTGGGCTGCGGCGAAAATCCGCATATTGCTTGGCGCAGGCAGTGATTTGGCACTGTCCAAGGTCCGCCGCGTACACACACGGCATGTTTTTATTGCTGCAAAAACCGCTCATTTCAATTCCTCCACAAAGAACCATGACTGAGGTGGCTTCTGCACAAAGCATCCAGAGTCCGTGCATTTCTCGCAGTCCGGGATGGCAAACCCGAGATCTGAATACGCGCATTCCCGAAACCACTTTTTGAAGGTGTTGAGCGGCAGCGGCGTATCGTAGATTTTTAGGTTGGAGATGTGCCAGCCGTAGCCGACGCCGCCGTCCAGATACTTCTCCAGCTCGTCTTTTGTCAGGCAGGCATCCGCAAGAAGCGTATCAAGTGGTGTGCAGTCCATGTTCCAATCGCAGATGCAATATTTCGGCGGTTCACAGCTTGCTCCTACTCTGAC